GTATTTTATTTCTTTTTGCAGTGCGTGGGGTTTGCGCAGTCCGTCTGCCCCCTCGCTTACCCCTCGGATTTTTATTTTTGGCTCTAGCAGAATTTTTCAGAATTTCTGCGCTAGAGCTATTTTTTTCTTCTCGGCTTGCCCTCGCTTACACGGATTTTCTGCAAGACTTTCTGAAATCTTCTGAACCATTCTCTTTCAGCAGTTTCACACCCTGCTCTCTCGCATTTTTTGTGTCAGCGTGCTATGTTTTGGTGTATCTTTATCCTTTTTTCGTGTATGTTTATTACGTTTTTGTGTTGGTGTATTATCTTTTTATACCCTTGTCTTTACCTTATTTCCTTTACATAATATCTTGCTTACCGTTTTGTGTAGTACGATTATTTTTTTGTGTTGCTTGATTATTTTTAAGAGGGGTTGCCCCCTCTTTTTGTGTTGCTTTCGATCTAGTCTGTTACTCTTTGGTAGTAACTGATGGCTTCCTCATTATCCTTGAAATGCTCATAGATAAAGTCCTCAATGTTACACCATAGGTCAGCATATAAGCTACATAGAGTTTGGTGCTTTCCGTTGTGTTGCCAACTCTTGTGATTGAGTACCATAGCTAATTCAGTCATGTATTCAATGCTATCTTGCCAATCCTCTTTCGCTCGGTTGTAGGTGTCTTTAACTCCCTCAGTTCCAAACATATCAGCAATGCTAAAGTCAGTCCAGAAGGTCGTTTTAGGCTCGTATCCGTTCATTTCAAAGATAGGGTTAGTGTAGCTTGTAGTTAGGTTCATGTTGCGTTCTCCTTTAATTCTAAGGGGCTTATCGCCCCTCTTTGTTAGTAGTCAATTTCTGTATAGGTCAAGTTGTACTTCGCTACAATTTCATCTTGGATTTTATCCATATCTGCTGTAACTCGGTTGATAACTTCTTCCAACTTATTAACCGTTGTCTCTAGCCATTCTTCAACGTTTGTTACGTCCAATTCTACGATAGCTGTATCAATAGTATCTCTGTCAATCGAAATCCCACACAAGCTAATAAAGGTTGCGTTTGGCTCGCATGATTCTTCATGAGCGATATGATATTTTTCTTCATAGTCCTTCATGTAGGCTTCATCAATACGATTATATACCTCGTTCCAAAACTCGTTCATCATTTCTTCTGTAGCTCCGTAGTTCTGAACTAGCGTTTCTCCATGCCACATATAATTTTCATCTGCTAAAATATCTACTCGGCTCATTAAGGCTCTTATTGACATAGGTTTTTCTCCTGTTTTCTTAACTTCTTTATGTTTATATTATACACTCTTTTTTAATTTCTGTCAATACTTTTTCGTGTTTTTTGATTATTTTTTTGTGTTGTAAAGGCGCAAAAAAAGAGGGGAACTCCCTCTAGTTTTTTATCTATTTTTCTACATAGTCACGGATAGTTTTGATTAAAATATCTGTGTCAGCATAACCTTTTTCTCCAATCACTTTTTCAAGCAAATTCAAGGCTTGTAGTGCCATTTCTTTATCGTCTAGGCTCTTGCTAGGCTCTGTGTCTTTGGCGCTTGTAGAAGGCTCTGTGTCGTCCTCAGACAACTCTGTTTCTTCTTCCTTGCTACTTAGCGTAATATCATAGAGATAAGTGTCTGCTTTGTCAATTTCATTGACTACAACAATCTGCGTTGCGATACGTTTAATGCTTGCATAAGCTACAAAGTTGTCATAGCCTACTTGTTGAACTGGAACAAGTAGTAACTCCCCACGTTTGATAACTACACAACTTTCGCCTGCGTTCTTATGGTAGTCTTTCAGCAACCCTTGGTAGTTGATTTTTACGTTGTAGTGTTCAGCAATCACTTTTAACAACTCGTCCAATTCTTCCTTGTTACCTACTAAAAGCGCTCGTCCTTCTTGCAAGGTTTCAAGCAATTCTTTTAGGTCAGGTGCATTGTCCTTAGTTGTTGTTTCTAATTCCTCTGTCTCATACAAGCCTTTGATATTCTCGTTGTAGAAACGTCCTACGCTACCACCTTCAATAACGATTTCAGCATACTCTGAAATAAGGTCTAGTAGTAACTCTGGATCAATTCCAATGTAACGATAGGCTCTCCCATTTTTCATAATGACATCAAGTGAAGTAGTTGTTGCGATTTTGATTTCTTGAATGAAACTTGACATGAGATTTCTCCTTGTAGTTGATAATCTTATAACGGAGTATAGAAAAGGCAAAGTTTTATTATCATCAGTTTTTGTAAAAACATTTAGGATAAGTGTTTCCGCAAATATCCTTCAATAGTGTAATTTAGGTAAATGTTTTTGGGAGACCTTATCTATACCCCTTTATAAAACTACCAACTAGATTTCTTTATTTTTTTTGCCTTACTGATAGACTTGTAACGGGATAGAGATTTTTTTGAAGAAAGTTTTATTATTTTTTTGTTTTGTTCTCTTTGGATCAATCAGTATAAAATGAAAAATTACGTTTGGTATCGGAGAACTTTCTCTCTATCCCTTTATAAATCTACCAATAGGGCTTTTCTTAATTTCTTTATGATTATATTATACACTCTTTTATAATCTTTGTCAACACTTTTTTATGTTTTTTTGCGTTATTCCCTCAATCCCACCTTGACAAAAGAAAAAGACTAGGAAGCTAGTCTTTTTTAGTTAATCAAGCATTGGCGATAGGTTGTAAAGGTCTATGAACTCAATAGGTATGTTTTCTCTTTCCCCTTTAATCTCAACGCTCACTTCGTCATTGTAAACATTCAAAAAAGAAACTCTATAATACATTCCTTCTTCTAATTTTGTATCTACGATCTTCTTCATCTGCTGTTTTAAACGACAGACAAAGTTCAACTCCTTATAATCAGGAAATACTACTTCATCTAGTGAATACTCGCAAAGTTCTCCTTCTTCCCACGTTTCAAGGAACTGTTCTTCAATATCTACCAGAACAACATCAATTTCTTTACCGTCTTTTTTACAAACTGCTCTTAACTTCATCTTTACACCTCTTGTTCAACTCTGTTTTAATTCTTAACCCCAATAAATTTATTGATAAGATCGGCTTGTCTATTTGCATTATTGATAAACTCAATAATAAACTTATAGATTTCTCTCCCTAATTTCCCCCTACAATCATACTTATAATGTATTCCATTTCTTTTGTCTAAACGTGTTACAATAGCAAGTTTATAATCTGAGCCATCACATTCTAGTTTCAGGGTGTATAAAGAAGGTGTCTCTCCCCCTTCTGGGAGCGTGTAAGTTATTCCAAAATCTATTGAGATAAAGTTTTCTCCCCTCTCTACTGCGTGAGCTTCGTATAACTCTACCTTCCGTGCTTTTTCTAAATCATCAAAGATTGACATATTATTTCCTTCCCTTCCTTAAATATTTGCCAATAACTCTTTTATCAGCAACAATCTGTTTTCGGTTTTTTCTAACCACTCTGGCAAATCCTCGCCAAGTTCCCAAGCGTATTTTTCCTCTAACAAGGCAAGTTGTACTTTGTCTCCAAATTCCATGTTTTCTAATAGCCAACGGTCAAAGTCTGTATCTGCCAAGGTATAAACCATTATAGCTAGATTTTCTGGGTTGCTCTCTGTCTCAAAATCAGACCAGATAACCTTCAAAAAGTCATAGACTTCCTCTGGTGCTACTAGTTCCCCTTCCACTTCTTCTGCTTCTTCTACTTCAATCCCTGCTTCTGTCAGGATTTCATAGTCTGGCATTTCGTCATAGCAGATTTCCATTTCTTCTTCCTCGTTAGGATTTTCTTTTCGTAAATCCCTGATAGCCTTATCTACTGCAAACCATTTCGCTTCCTGCTCTGAGAAAAATTGAGCGATTGTTTTTCCGTGTTTCGTTACTTGATACATTTTGCGATTCTCCTTTTTAAAGGGGGCGCTTTCGCCCCTGATATTACTTGTCAGCTAGTACATCAATCAATTCTTGACTAATCAACGTGCAATCATCACTTTCCATGAAAAAGTCGTAGGCTCTGTCTAAGTCCTCTCTTGTAACTCCTTCATCTTCAATCTGAATGACTGCTTTAACGTATTCTGAGTAGTTCCCTTGCTCTTTGATAAGCTGTTTAATCAGTTCTGCAAAAGGTATCACGTCCTTACCACATAGTGAACTCAAAACTGAGCGAACTGCAATAAGTTCTTGTAGTTCCAATCCACGCTTGCTCCATGAGATAACAACTTCGTCACTTTCAAGCATAACTGTTTTACCGTCTTTTTCAGCAAAAACATTGTAGGTATCTTCAAGCTCTGGATTCCATTCTTGCCACTCGTCATGATTCTCCATGTAAACAAGTTTAACTCCCTTGTCCTGCAACAAGTCCATAAATCTACCAAACTCCATGTATTGTACCTCTGTTTCTTAATTTCTTTATGTTTATATTATACACCTTTTTATACCTTTTGTCAATGATTTATATTATTTTTCTATGCTTTCGTATTATTTTTTTGTGTCTTATGCTAGTAAGCGCCCTATCTGCTGTTCATATCCACTCCATAAAATACATTTACCTCTAACTCGTTCATATTGCCCCTTATTTTAGCCCCTGTCACGTTTTATAATACTCAACCTAGAATTATGCTGTTTTATCCTAAAACGTCATACAAGCCATTTTAAGCGCAAATAAAAAGGCTAGTGGATCTAGCCTTCTTAATCTATCCATTCAATTTGTGGTTTGCCTTTAAATCCCTTCTCCCAAACAAACCAAGCGTAAGCAACTGCGCTAGATGAAAAACCATTAAAATCCCCACCTTTAGCGCACTTGATTCTCTTGCTAAAAACATATACGGTTTTTGGGGGATATTGTTCAAACATTTTGCGCCTTGCCTGACCTTCAAGAAAAGTCAGTTTTAGAAACATTGCTACCTTGTTCCCTTCTGGAACAACTTTTAAGCTATGCTCTACAAACTTCTGAGCTATATTGTATGGGGGATTGGTTATTAAATCCCCTTCCCATTTTTCTATACCGAAAAAGTCAGCTACTTCCCCATAGCCACGGTCTATTAAATCGCTAGAGTGTACTTCTACCCCTAACTCAATCAACCTTTTACTCAGGTGTCCTTCTCCACAAGCAGGTTCTAATACATTCTTAAAACTTTCAACATTCAGCAAATAATCTACTGCTACTGGATCGGTTGCGTAGTAGTCCTCTTGGTGTCTTTCATGTTTTGAGTGATTAGAAGCTCCTATTGGTGCATAGACGGACTTATTGCTTGCTTGCTTGCTTGCTTGCTTGCTTGCTTGCTTGCTTGCTTCTAGGTTATGTTCCTTTGCTGTGTTTGTCAATTATTCTCCCCTTTATTTTAAAACTTCTACATCATCTACAAACTTCTCACAAGTCTGCTTCTTTTACCTCAACGTCTCCCCACTCTACATGACGCTTCTCGATTATATGATAACCGTCATTCCCTAGTGAGATAATAATATCTCCGTCTTTGTCCTTATAACCTTTTACCCAGATTTCAGACATACCTTCAACTCGTCTATGTTTGCTCATTGTTCCCCCTCACTTTTCTTCAAATAGACTTTAAGATACTGATTACTAGCCCAGACTGTTGTTATTTCTTTAACTTCAAATCCTTGGTTCATAAGGTATCTGCACTGTTCTATAATTAGCTTTTTTGACAACCTATCAGCAAGCACCGTTTTTGATAGTTTGCTGTGAATATAGTCCTTGTTACAATAATATGTGCCATCTTCATCAACGAAAATTATTCCCATGACAATTTGGAAATTTTTATCTAAGGCGTTCAAAAAATCAGTTAGTTTTATTTTTTTGCTCATTATTCTTTCTCCTTTTTTCTGTTACTCATTCAAAACATCTACCACTACGAACATCAAACTCTTTATTAAATAGCCTACTAGCTTTAAATACATTTTTAGCAGAATGACATTCAAAAAACACAATATAGTAACACCCTTTTTTCAAGACTTTATCAAAGTCTTTTTTTGTTACTGATAAACCAAAACGTTCTTGATCTTCAGGGTTAAGCAAAACATACTTTCCCCATTTCTTCTTTACTGGAACTTTCTCAAACATTAGTTCGTTAAGCTCTAATGGTTCTTTTGAGTAATCAAAACTATAAACATAGCTCACTACTAACATTTTCTTCCCAAACATCAATCATTCCCTCACTTCAAAATTTCTACCACTTTTTCGTATGGTGTCTCAGTCACAAAGGAGAAGGTAAACCGTTCCCCTGCAAACTTGATCTTCACACTTGTTTCGCCATCATGCTTCTTAATTTCGTACATTTCAAGCGAACTCTTAGCAAATTCATTCTTGTAATTCCCAATCCGTACTGGCTCTTTTGCCTTGTCAGACCTCTTCTTACCTTTTTCATCTTCACTTGCTACTACTTCGATAGTGTAGCTATCTTTTCCTGATAGCAAAGTAACAAGTTCTCCCTCTCTGGTTTTCCCTTTAAGCTCCATTGTTGTTTTCTTCTTTCTTTTTTAGTTTCTTGTAGGCGTTCAGGCACTTTTTACATAGGTGTTTTTCCTCAACTCCTTCAATGTTGATAGTCTCAAAATATTTAGTGTATTGACCGTATCTTTTACATAAAGAATCGTGCATAAGGTTGTCACTACAAACTACAAAAGCATGAGTTTTTGCATTGCCATGAATATAGCCTGTATTATTGTTATCTGCACTTGCTATAGGCAACTGCCATACAATGTTATCTTGTGTTATAGGTTGTTTCATAGCTACTCCTTTTACATAAACTGCTCAAATTCCTTCAAAATCATTTCCTGACCTTCGGTTTTTAAACTTAAAAGGTAGAACTTATCATAAATACATTCTTTCTGTTCTTTATTGAACTCTGGAAAATGCTTTATCAAAAATTCCTTTACAGGTTCGGTCATTTCGCCAATAAAACTAGCAAATTTGAAATCAGTATCCCAGAAACACATACAACCTTCAGGTTCGCTCCTAAAAGGCTTACCTCTGCTGATATTGTCTGCCATCAATTTATGGTACTGAGGCATTTCAAATAAATTTTGTAAAGTTTCAGTATGTTCTTTATGTTTACAAGGATAAAATTTCCCATCTGGCATAAGCCACCCTGTATATCCCATGCTTTACCTCACTATCCCTTTTATAGCTCCTTTGTTTCCACCTTGTCAAGCTCTGCGACAACTATTCCCACTTCGTCATAGTTGCTTGCTACCTGACTGACTGCGTTTCTTGCCTGCTCTAGCGTTGAGAAAGAGCCGATAAGCTCCTTTTTCTTCAATCTGCCAAAGACATTATAAAGTGTTCCGATTGCGTTATATACCTTCATTTACTTTGTTTCTCCTTTTTCAATGATTCTCTCAATCTCTTGCAAGTCCTCTAGGCTATCAGGATTTCCTGATAAACCTCAAAGGTTATTCCTATCATTTGTTTGGTGGTTCTGGGAAGCTAGTCCAATAAATCACATCATAATCATAATTTTCAAAACCAACCCCATCTCCATAGTCTATCCAAGTATCTGTAGTCACTCCAATTTCTGGAGTGTAAACTAATACTTCCTCGTCAACATCAGGTGTCACTCCTTCCCAAATACTTTGAGTATTATCCCCAAAATCCTCTTTTTCTTCTTCGGTTAGTTTTCTTAATTCAAGTTTATTCCATTCTGCTTTATTCATTTATTTTCCCTACCCTTCCACTAGTTTAATCTTGCTACCGTCTGCAAGCTCAATTTCATCTTCGGTAGTTTGTAACAAGTCAACAAAAGCTAAGGCTTCGCTACTCATTCCATCTTCCAAATATCCTAGCCACGCTTCAAATACATCAAAGTCATGCTCCTCTAGGAAGCTATTCATTGCTTCTACTGTTGCTTCGTCAGTATCAACATACCAACGCTCGTTTTTCTTGTCATAAGTTCCTTTTACTACTAGTTCCATTTTCTTTCTCCTTATCGTCCTAATAACTTAGCATTTTCATAGATATTACCTACGACTGAGTGGTAGGTAGTGCAATCAATCAGGTCAGCAGTATATCCGTGTTCCTCGTTTTCTACTGCCATGAACTTACCGTCTTTGTAGATAACGTACAGGTAAACAAGCTCGTCTCCACTTTCGCTTAGGTCAGCAAGAATATCTCCTTCAAAGATTTCTACACCTTTTTTGTCAAACAAGCCTGTTGATTGCATAAGGTATTCTTCGTCAATCGTCCAACCAATTAAGTGATTGCATGAAAGTTTTTTGCTATCGTTAGCATAAACATTGTTATTCCAAATAATCAATTCATCACTAGCAAACATCTTTTGTTCATGTTTATCCCACGCTCTAAATTTCAAATTTTTCATTTTATATACCTCTGTTCTTGTTTTATGATTATATTATACACCCTTTCTTAGAGAGTGTCAAGAGTTTTTATTATTTTTTTGTGTTTTTATCTTATGTTTTTGTGTTTTAGTCCATTTTGCGCCTTTGCAACTGCAATTTTATCTTCCATATTCAACAAAAAACAGCGTACAAGTACGCTGTTTTCTGATTATAGCATGAATATACTTTTTAGAAATAAACTATATTAGTTTTCTTTCTTTTTGTAAGCCAATGCACCCAAACCTAGCACGCCTAGACCTGCGATAGCAAGAGCTGTGCTTGCTTCTGAGCCTGTATTTGGCAACTGTTTAGTTGCTACTGTTTGTGTAGCAGGTTGTTGACCTTGTGGTTTTTGAGGTTGTTCTGGTGTCTTAGGAGCTTCCTGTGGAGCTTCTGGTTTCACTTTTTCATAAACACGAACTGTAACCCCTTTTGGATCTTCCACGTTCTTAGAATCTTTAGGAGCAGGTTTGTAGCCTTCAATTTCTTTAAATGGTTTAGTACCATCTTCTTGTGGTGCTACTGGATTGCCTTCTGTGTCAATGTGGATTGTGATAGGTTTTTGTACTTCACGGTAAACGTAAGTTACAACTGTCTTACCTTTAACCACGTCTCCTTTTTCAGTTCCTTCTGTACGAACAAGCTCGTAAGTTACACCGTCTTTAGTGATTGTTACTGGCTTGTGGTCTGTAGTGTCGTACTTAGTACCTACTTTAGCTTGTGTAGTATCTGCTACTGGTTCTTTAAGAGGTGTACGTTCTTTATCATCTTTGACATAGCGAACTTCCACGTCTCCTTTAATAGCCTTATAAACACGAACTGTCTCGCCTTTAGGGTTTTCTACGTTCTTAGGATTTTTTGGAGAAGGTTCAAATCCGTCAATGTTCTTGAACGGTTTAGTACCCTTTTCAGGAGGTGCTACACGGTTTCCATCTTCGTCAATATGGATTGTAGTAGGCTCTACTGTTTGACGGTAAACATAAGTTACAACTGTCTTACCTTCTACAACTTTACCTTTTTCAACCCCTTCTGTACGGACAAGCTCATAAGTCACGCCATCTTTAGTGATTGTGTTTGGTTTGTGGTCTGTAGTATCATAATCTGAACCTACTTTAGCACCTACTGTATCTGCTACTGGCTCTTTCAATACAGTCTTAGAAGCGTCATCTTTAACGTAACGTACTTCTACATTACCTTTCTTGATAACGTTATAAACACGGACTGTTTCGCCTTTAGGATTTTCTACATTCTTAGGATCTTTAGGAGCAGGTTCATAGCCATCAATAGACTTAAATGGTTTTGTTCCATCTTCTTTTGGAGCAATTTCTTTACCTGTGTTTCCGTCAATATGGATTGTAGTTGGTTTTTCAACTGGTGTTGGAACTGGTGTAGGAGTAGGTGTTGGTTTAGGAGTTGGTTTTTCAACTGGTTTTTCAACTGGTTTTGGTGTTTCCTTCACTTTGTAAATATAAGTGATTGTTTCAGTTCCGTTAGGAATTTTAGTCGGATCAACCTTATCTTGTTTAGTGAAAGTATAAGTTTTGCCTTCAAACGTGATTTCGTTAGGGTGTGTCAACTTAACTGTTTCATCTACTGGTTTTTCGCCTGTATTTGTCTTAGGTGCAATTTCTTTACCACCTTCTTCAATAAACACTTGAACGATTGAACCTTTTTTAACCGTATCAGGATTGTTTGTAGCTTTAGGCTTGTTTACTGTGTAGGAAACAAGATGGTAGTTAACTGTTGGGGCTGTTTTAGGGCTAGAGAAGTTTTCATAAACTGGTGCAGGTAGTTCTGACTGATAAGTCCGCAAGAGTAGAGCAGGATTGATACGGTCAGGTTTATATCCTCCCAACTTGTACTTTCTAGTTGCTTCTGCAAATTTGCTACCACCATTAACAAATTTTTCAGATAATGTGATTGTCTTATCTCCAAAACCACCTACATATTCAAGGTAACTTTCTTTAATCTCTGTTGTTGGAGCTGTTTTAATTTCGCTTGCTTTAAGGTTAAGAGTTGGATACCATTTAGTATTCACAAATTTAGAAGCCAATTCTTTAGAATCAATAGCTTTACCAGAAGCGTCAAGGTAGTTCCATGTTCTTACAACATCAAACTCGTTACCGTTATTCATAACTTCGGGGTTTTTGCCCGAACCACCCAAAAGATAGTTAGAATAAACTGAACCTGTACGGTCTGCCAAAAGTGCCACTTTACCTTTTGCTCCCACAGGAGAACCTTTAAAAGTAAGCGAACGTTCAACTGTTTTAATTCCTAACTTACCAAGCTCAGAATCCCCTGCAACATTTACTCTATAAGTGATAGTTTCTCCATCACTTACCAAGATAGGAACTACTTTAAGTGAAGAACGGTCTTTAATAGAGTTGTATTTAGCACCAAATACGTTCGCATCTGAGTATTTCAAAGTGATTTCTTTAGGAGCTGTACCGATAGCAGACTCTAAAACAGAAAGCATTGGTTCAGTTTTATTTGCGTAGAACTCACTAGGAGCGTTCAAATAACGTACTGTACCCTTACTTGAAGTAAATCCATCGTAGCTAGTCTGACCTTTGTTGTAAGCGTCGTCGCCCATTGCACGCAAACCATCACCAGTAACATTGTAGATTTTTCCTTCTTGATTTAATTTATCTACAGTTTCTTGACGTTTTTTGTCGCCTGCTTGTGATTGCGCTTGATAGTCTTTTACTTGTTTTTCGATTTCAGCTTTTTGGTCTGCTACTTCTTTTTTAGCTTGTCCGTCAAGTCTAGTTGCTTCTTCTTCTGTGTTTGCTGTACCAATATTTTTAGTTGGTTCAGCATTAACTTTCAACCCTGCTTCTTTTGCCTTGTTTGCTGTTTCTGTCAAACCTTCATCAACCGTTACAGTCTTGCTTTCGTTTGCTGTAGCTGTAGTATTTGGAGTTGCTGTTGTTGGTGCTGTTGCTTCATCTGCCGAAACTCCATTAGCACCGAGTAAAAATGCTCCTGTAAGCGCAATTCCACAAACTAGTCCAATACTACTTTTACGAATATAGCCATGACCTTTAACATTTTCTGTTTTCTTCATTATTTGTTTTTTCCTTTCTTTTCTTGATTAGAGGGCGCTGTTCATGAACAAACGCCCAATAACCTAAAAATACAAATTTATATTAGTCTTTTTTCTTTTTGAGGCTTGCACCTGCTAGAGATAACATTCCTACACCTGCCATAGCAAGAGCTACTGAGGCTGTTGAGCCTGTGTTTGGAAGAACACGTTTAACTTCTTTTTTAGCCACATTTACAGGGTGTACTTCTGATGATACAGCAACTTCATGAGCTTTAGCTTCAACCTTGCCAACTTGTGATTTTTGTGCTTTCAAAGTGATTTTAGCTACTTTTACTGCTTCTGGCTTAACTTCATTTGTTGTAGCACCTAGTTTAGAAGGTTGCAATTTATCTTCTTTAGCACTTGAAGAACCGTTAGAGCCTGCTGTTGATTTAATTTCAGCAGATTTCTTAGCAACTTCTTTACCGTCAATGGTAACAACTGCTGTTACTGTGCCATTTCCTGTTGCTTCAAATTCAACAGTATAATTGCCATCAGCAAGTTTTTCTGAAAAGTCAACTTTACCATCTTTAACAGCAAGGTCTTTAGTAGTTGCACCTTTAAGCGTTGCTTTAGTGACAGTCACGCCATTACCACCAACTGTTACTTTAACAGTTTGGTTTTCACCTTTAGTAGAAGTTACTTTTTCAATAGCTGTTTCTTTGAATTTTGCTAGTAACTCTTTATCTACAACAGACCTATCTTTTCCAGTCATATCATAGATATTTGGGTGACCGACACGTGTCATATCTTTGATTGATTGTTCTGAGTTAGTGTCTTTATCTGTATCACCATCAGACGCTTTTGTAACATTTTTATTAACTACTGACATGAACGTCTTAGCTCTTGACTTAGCCCACTCAGCAAATGAAGTATCAATGGTTTCAAGAGGTGTAGTAACACCACGCACCTCTTCGCCACCATTCCATCCATCAGTAAACTGAATTACAGATACAAGGTCAGTAGGTTTAGTTACCTCTTTTACAACATCTTCGAATGGTACAACAGCATCTGCATTTTTCAGAACGTAGTTTTTATCACCGAAAGTCTTTTCAATAGCATCAAAATAACCTTCAAAGTTACTTGGGAAATACTTGTCGCTAATAGACGGGTTCTTACCAACCAAAACTTTAAGCTCGTCTAAAATTTTTAGAGCTTCTGCCTTTGTAAGCAAGGTTGTCGAATATCCATTAGACCCTGTTCCATTTTTTTTGACTGCATAAGTATCATCACTATTATAAGTATAAGCCTGAATGATAACTTTAGAGTCTTTATTCGTTAGAGCTTCATTAATTAACATCTTAGCTTGGTCAATTGAATCAAAGATTTTATAACGGTAAGATGAACTAAAGTCTAACACAACGTCTAGGACTGTAGGCTTGTATTCGTTAGTTACTTTTGTATTTACTGGAGCTTTAGTTGCAAAAGCAACTGTTCCTGTTGCTTTACCAGTCTGTCCTGCTTGTCCTTCAACGTTCAACTTACCAGAAATGTTACCTGCTGTGTTGTCTTTAGCTTTGAAAGTATAAACAAGTTTGTATTCTCCTACTTCATCAAGTGCTTTAGAAGAATCAATTTTACCATTTGCAAAGACTGTTTCTTTACCAGAAGGAGCTACCAATTTAACAGAAACAATTTCAGCGCTTCCAGTATTTGCTAGGTTTCCACTCCATTTGCTTCCTGCTTTTTCATTCTTAACAGCAAGTGTTTGAGTATAAGTTCCGTCAGCGTTCTTAGTTGCTGTAGAACCATTTACAAGTTCTGCTTTTGCATTTTTGTTAGCTTCGGTCACTTTAGCGTTGTTTGCACGGATCGTTTTGTTTTTAGCTTCTGCGTCAGCAAGTGCTTTAGCAATTTTAGATTTTGCGTCTGTAAGAGCTTTTTGTGCGTCTTTTGCGTCAACTACAGTTTCGCCTTCTACAGTAACGTTTACGCCTTTAGCTTTTGCGTCTGCTACAGCTTTATTCAATTCAGCGCTTACTGTTTTTTGTTGCGCTACGATTGCATTAAGAGCCTTTTCAGCTTCTTCAACTTGTTTTGAGAAGGTTTCAATATCGCCATCTTTAAGGTCAATAGTTTTCACACCTTCAAACTTAACGCCTGCTTGTTGAGCCATTTCAACTGCTTTAGACAAACGAGCTTGTGCGTCTTTAACTTTTGCAGTCAAAGAGTTCAATTCTTCAACTTGTTTAGCAATATCTTCTTCGCCTTTAGCAAGGTTGTCATACACAACTTTTTCATCAAGTTGTACGTTAATACCTACAGCTTTTGCGTCAGAAATAGCTTTTTGCAATTTTGCGTTAGCTTCGTCACGTCCTTTAGCAAGTTCTTCAACTTTCTTACCTTGTTCATCAAGGTCTTTAGAAGCATTTGCTACAGTATCATGAGTGACTGCTTTACCTTCCTTGACTTCTACATCAAGTTTTTTAGCTTGTTCTTTAAGTTCAGAATATTTCTTATCAAGACCTGCTTGATCTTTCACTTCTTCTGTCTTAGGTGCTTCTTTAGTTTCTGCTTGCACCTCTTGTTTTGGAGCTTCTGTATTAGTTGCTTTTGGTGTTTCTGTAGTTGCTGTTGCTACAGGTTTTGCGTCTGTTGGCGCTTTTACTTCATCAGCAGAAGCTACTTGCCCTGCTAGGAACATTGTTGAACCAAGAATAATTCCTGTAACAACTTTCCCTGCTTTGTTCTTACGAATAAAACCGTGTCCTTTTTCTTTCAATTCCATTAAGATTGATTTCCTTTCTTTTTCATAAAGATTAAGCCTCATTGACTTTATCTTTCAATCCCTTACCTGCTTTAAATGCAGGAGACTTCTTAGCTGTAATAGTGATTGTTTCGCCTGTCTTTAGTCAAACCAAGTTCAACTGCCATAGGCTCAAAAATGTCACGTTTTGATTTCATTTTAACACCCCCTTTGTGACATATAAGATACTTTTAATTATACCACCCTTTTTTATAAAAAACAAGCAATAAACAACAAAAAAAGTATTGAATTATATTTTATAAAACAATACTTTTTCTTCTCTATTTTACTTCTATTTCAACACTTAGTGATTTTTTTAATGGATTTTCTAGCCATAAACCACTAATTATTTCTTTCTCCTTCGATACAAATTTTTTATAAATCTCATATTCTGATAGCTTTGTATCAAGCAATTTCTTTGATAAATCAGCCATATCTCCATTAAATTTTACGGTTGCTTTTGGTTTTTGCGACAATAATTTCTCAACAGACACATGACGTTCTTCTGCCAATACTTCAAGTTTCTGATAGTAAGGGTTGTCTGGACTAGGAGTTGCTACTAATTGTTGCAGAATTTCTTCTGGGTTAAAGCTCTCTGTCAAAATCTGGGAGATTTTCTGGATAGCCACTCTCTCAGACGCAATCTGCTTGTTTCTTTCTTCCCACTCGTCCACGCTGTCTAATAGTTCAACATTCTTACTTAGCTTTCTAAAAATGCTAGGCAAACATAAGAGCGTGTTAAAGTCATCAGCAGTCATTTTAGGTATGCTATCTAGCGCCTGTGGTTTGTTAATGTTCAAGATCAAGGTCATCAAAAGGACAATATCGCTTTCGTTTCCTTGCGTGTTGACCTTCACTTGGTAGTGAGTGTTGTTGAGCTTTGCATTATCAAGCCCTACTTCCTTAGTTTTATCTCTAAATTCTTCAACCAACTCAGGGTAACTATCAATATTTTCTGTCAAGAGCTTATTGACCTGCATAGCGTCAAATAGGCTATAGAAATTATCAAGCAATTCTTCTGAGCCACCCATTCTGTGTTCCCAATTTTCAAGGGTTTCATTCAAGACTACTTCTAAATCTACTAAATGGCTTTTCTGCCACTCGTTCAATGCCATCTGCGTTGCTCGTCCTGTATCAAAGAACGCCCTCAGACCGTCTCTCAGGTCGTCATCTGCGATATAACCTTCATTGATACCTAATTCTACCCACTTGTCATAAGACGCTCTCAGGCGTGGTTTTAAGTGCCAATCCACGTCAATATACGTCACGCCTTTAGGAAAACCTTCTGTATGCAGATAATCTTCTACAAGCTCCTTAATGGTGCTTGGTTCAGCTTCAATCAATGTTGCTGTAAAGTCCTGCAAGTCAAAGCGCTTTTCAAACATGAGGGTTGCTTGTCTTAATGAATCATCTTTATTTTCTGTTTTTCGTTTAATCGTAACCATATCTACTCTCCTTCGTGTTGTCTATTTTATTGTATCAAAAAAAGCAAGCTATTTGTGAACTTGCTTTTTTGCTTTAGACAACAGCCATCAGCTCTTTTGAGCGTTTGAGCTGTTCTGTTAGTTCTGAGACTTGACTAGATAGGTCATTGACCTCTTTTACAAAGCCTTGAATTGCTTTAATAACGCTTGAATATAGCTCTTTATCTTCTGCGTCAGCTTCCTTTTCGCCTTCTTCAAGGACGGTCAAGTTGTGTTCCCCCCAATCACTTAGTGTATTCAAAGGTACAACTAGGTCACATAGCACCTTTAGTTCTGTCTCAATATCCTCTTGGCTATAGATAGTACCAAAGACTACAAACTGGATAGCTTGTTCTTGATCGCCAAAGACTTTCTTATCTTCATCTGATAAGTCTCCCCCTGCGTCATCAATCCTATGTAGCCACGTTTCAAGTCTAGCACCAAACAGCTTCTTATTCTCTGCTACATTCTTAACTGCAAAGTTTAAGCCTGCCAAAGTATAGCCTTGAATTGAGATTACTTCTGCCATATCTACTCTCCTTCCCTGTAAGTTGCAAGTTGAATCTGCTCTGTCATAGTATCGTAGTTTCCTGAATAGACTAGGATATTCTTTCCATCAGTAAACGTGATTGTAAACTGTAGTGTTCCGTCCAAGTTAGACTTAAAAACCTTAGTTTTAGAAGCGTCATACTTGTATTTTAGAAGCATTTTTTCCTTGATAATCATTAAGTCTCTACGATAGCTTGATAGGTTATGATTGAGCCTATCAGGTACGATAGATTGCTTGTCAGGAGTTTTTTCAAGAGCGTCAACCATGACTTGAATCATCTTTTTAGTGGTCTCAGCTTGTTCTCCTGTTACTTGCTCATTTGGTTTTTCCAAAGTTTTTTCTAGTTCTTTTTGTGGATCACTAGCGATAAGTTCAACTTTTTCTGTCGTTTCCTCTTGCGCCTTAGTTGTTTGAACACTTGCTTCCTCTAACTTAAAGTCATTCCCTGTACTTTTCTTGTTAAAGAACAGGAAGAAACAAACCGTACCAATCAACACTAAACCAATTAAGCCAAGTAGTATTTTTTTAGTTAAACTGTTCATAGTTATTCTCCTACTTTGTGATGGTTAAAATCTTCTTTGTTCTCATTGGTGCTGTAGCCCCCTTTGTCGTCTCGGACTGTGTTTCCTTGCAAAAGGTCAATTATTTTCTTATAGTATGTATTCATATCAGAATACCCCTGCAAAGCTCCTGTATAAGTACAAGAAAGGATTTTACCTTCTTTATTTGTCTTAACAATGTAGTTAAGTAAGGCAAAGTCTCGCTTGTCATTTGTGACTGGAACTAACACCTGAAAGTATCGGTTAGAGCTTGTAGAACCACTCATAACTGACACCATAACAGGACTTGCTAGAGCTGTAGTTGATTGTGTTTCTTTCCCCCAAGAATGAGAAGCCAAAAGATTATAGATATTTTGTTGCACGCTTAAATCTGTGTCAGCTCCACCTTCATTTTTCTTAGCTTCGCTGTCGCTTTTCTGAGTTTTATCTTCATCAGCAGGCTTTTCTGAGTTCACACTAGAAGCTAGATAAGGCTTCAAACTCTTGAAGGCTGTATCTACCTTCGTGTCATAACGAATACCAATAAGCGTTTTAAAGAAATTATTAAGCTCTGTGTCTGCGTTCAACTTCGTAAAGTTCAATGCAAAGTCCGTCTCATTACCATTCTTATCTTTCTCTTGCTCTACTTGAATATCTGCTAGTTGACCTTGAACTACTTTCAGCTCGTTGTTTTCGATATTCCCAATCTGCGTTGGCAAATCCTGAGTAGAGAATAGCTTACCTACTTCATCAGTCGTGTAAGACTGCGTGACTGTGACTTTCTTAGAGAAGAACACACCACCTAAAATAAATGCTACGATTACAGGGATAATCGTTACTAGTGTAATCTTCTTCCAATCGGACGCTTTTACTAAGTCCTCTAGGTCGTCTAACCATATTCCAATTTTTTCAAACATTTCTTACTTCCCCTTCATCTGGACTATCCCAAAACACTAAACCGTCAATCTCAATATCGCCTTCATTATGAAAAATATCGCTTCTAGGGAGCTTTTCTAACCAACTCATAAATTCTTCACTCCCAACTGCTCCACCTCTCATAATATTTTCTTCTGGCATATTCACAAGATCAACTTCTAGGTTTTTGTATAAATCAGGGCGCAATACTATTTTGTCCTCAATTTTGCGCCACTCCAACAACGATATAAACACATAACGGTTTTTGTCATCACTCTTGCGTTGCAAATTTTCCACTAACCGTTCTACTCGTTGTTTTTCGTACTTGTTCAACCGTCTTAAATTCAAACGGACGAAAATATAATTCTGAGCCATTTTTATTCTACACTTGCACTTTCTTTCCGTTCAATATAGGTTAAAACAGAAGCATAGTCAAAGACTGCAATTTTTTCTTCGTTCTCTCCTGTCTTAACTACTCCCCAAAGATTACCGTCACCGTCAAGACGATAAACACGCATAATTGCTCCGTCAGATAGGTTGAATACCCCACCTAACGTATCGTCTTTGTTGATATACAAGCCATTCTTCACTAGAGCATTTCTGAGCGCTTGATAATCTTCTTTGCTAAGATTGCCTTTTTCTTCCTTCTGAGCTTTCAAGCTCTCTGGAACTTCTGCGTTGTTATTTACGGTTGCTACCTGCTTTGAACAAGCCACACCTACTACACAAAAAGTTAGTAGAAAGCCAATACTAATAGCCTTTCGTAGCAATCCATGTTTTGAATAGTTGTTCTGCTTTGTTGTCATCATAGTAGGTTTCCTTCAAGTACAAGTGAGCCTGTTCTGATTTTGCTACACTTGTCATCATTTCTTCAATATCATTGCTGATACGTTGCAAGCATTGGTTGAGATATTGAGCAAGAGTAAGCGTATCTTCTGGTGTTGTTACCTTACGCCCTGCCCACTTGTCATAAGTGAAGTTTGGGTTTAAAGCAAACTTCCAAGTATCGGTTGCTGTGATGTTATTTTCACGCAACAGCGTTTCATATCGCTTGTAGCTTTTGTAGTATTCCTTTAATTCCTCTGACTGTTCAAAATCTTCCTCTGAGTAGATAGGGAAATTGTAGTATTCAACCGTATAGACAATATGCTCTACCCCCTTAATATCATTCTCTACTAAGTGTTTTTCATCAGGAACGATTAGGAAGCCCCAATCCGTAATATCATAAATAACTGGTCGGACGTAATCTCCCCAATCCACGTTATCTTCTGGATCAACTACTGGAACACTCTCAATCATATAGTCGTTCTTCAATCCGTCAAGGCGTTTCTTCCATTCCAAAACTTGCTCGTCATACCAATCCGTTAGAAGCTCTGCGTAGAACGTTCCCCCTTCTTCTTCATCTTTTTGTAGGGCGTAGCTTTCTGCCGATTCAATCGCTTCATAGATAGTAAGCGTAGCATAGTCTTTTCCTAAGAACTTACGGTATTCTGCCAAAAAGTTATTGTAAGAAGCAATGACGTGTTCTAGCAAATCCTTGTTGTTCTCAACAATAAATAGAAATTCCTCTTTAATTTGTTCTTCTGTTTTAGCCATGTTTATTATTCTCTCTTTCTAGTATTTTGTATCGTTTGCTATTTTATTGATGTTTTCGTCTAAAATTTCAATGCCATTATCTGTATGATAGCCTAAACGCAACACCTCTCCTGTCTCACGATTGTAAGCAGTAGGTACTTTGTCAATATCTGGAAAATGTTTTACATATTCCCCACCAAAATCACTTGTCACGTCCACATAGACTATTGCTGTTTGCGCTCTACCTGTTAGACTTTGTAATTTTGGAACTGTTGCCTGACACGCTTCACACGTTGGGTTCATAAATACTATGTATGAGCTACCCTCGATTGCAGACTTATCTTTATCTGATACAGAAAAGACAAAGTTAGGATTGCTTTGATCCAATACCCTAAAGCCATCTGCACCCATATAGCCTATGTAGGTTCTAGTAAATAAGCTAAAGCCCAACCAAACAACCGTTGTAATTAGCCCTACGCCAAACACAACCCACTTCCAAGCAGTTTTAAAGTTAAATAGAACAGGTATCAATCCAACCGTAAATGGTAGAATCATAAATCCCAATAAATGATAATAATGCTTAAATGAATAGCCTAACTGGAAGGGTAAAAGGAGTAGTACCAATACTAAGACAACTTTCAGTACGAAAAATAACCACTCCTGCAAATTAAACTCTGAAAAATCAAACTTCATTAGTTGCTCCCTTCTTTCTTCTCAGTCTGTGCTTCGCTTGAATCAGATTTCTTTTTATCATCTTTCTTTGAAGAATCATCAGATTTTTTCGTTTGTTCATCTTTCTTCTCAGGTTTATTTAATTTTGCTTTTGAGTTTTCAATGAACTTTTGTACCCACTCGTCATCATAGACAACCTTTTCTCCTTTTGCGTCAAAGACGGTCAAAGAGCCTGTTGACTGGTCGTACTTCTGAATAAGGTATCTCTTGTTTTCAAACGTGAAATAACCTGTAAGACCTGTCTTATCATTCTGCTTAATCGTGTCAAAAGCTGTAGTAAGAGCATTGACATTATTTTCAAACTCTACACTAGATAAGCCTGCTCCTTTTTCTTCCTTCTTAGGAGCTTCTTCCATGATTTTTGCGACTTCCTGTTCAGCAAGACTAGTATTCTTACTGTTAGTATTAACTTGCCAAAAAGCCAAACCACCAATCGCAAGTACGGTAGGAATACCAACTACGATATACTTCAAAATACCATTTTTCTTACGTTTTTCCACTTCTTCTTCCTCGTCCAACTCGTCCAAATCAACTTCTACGTCAGTTTCATCTTCGTTATCATCTTCATCTGAAATATCAACCTCAGTATCTTCTAATTCTTCTTCAATTTCAGGCTCAGGCTCTACATAGGTTACTGGCTCTATCGGTTTAGTTTCTACTGGTTGTTCCTTAACTTCTTCAACCTCAACTACTTCCTCGCTTACAATCGGTTCTGTAGCTTCTACTGGTTCTTCGATAGGTTTTTGAACTTCCTCTTTTGGTTTTGGAGAAGCAAGTCTCATTCTTTTTCTTGGAGCGACTGCCTGTGGTGTCCGTTCAGTATGCTGTGGAGCAATGATAGTAGAATTGCCCTCAGTAGGCTCATTCTTTTCTTCTTTCTCCTCAACTGGTTCAACTTGTTCCTGTTCTGGTTCTCCCTGCAAACTTTTATATAACTCCAAAAATTTTTCATGACCGTTGTTCTTAACATAAAGGTCAATCACTAGTCCTACAAGTATATTGTAAAGCTCAGTTTGTTCTTCTGTCTTTCCTTTATACTCATACGTTAGGACTTTTGTAATTTCAGAATCACTTACCTGACCGTCTTGTAAAAATCGCAACATAGCTTTTAATCGTTGTTGCCCCAAAGCAGGTTGATTATTTATTTCTTCCTGCAATGCTTCATACTTACTAATCATTTATTCTCCTCTCTATCAATCAATCTACAATTTCAATCTTATTATCTGTGCTTAGTCTGTAGCCACCTAACTTAATAGACGATACCGTAATTGTTAATTGTGAGCGAACATGAGTTACCTTTTCAATCTCCATATCGTCCATAGTCACTTTATACCCACTTTTCATAGAATCAACTGGTAAACCTCTACCATTTGAACCAATCAAGCGTACAAACACTAGTTCTTCCTCGTTAGAAGAACCAACCTTCACGTTTTGTAAAATAATTCTGATCTCGTCTGATGACTTTTCATAAGCGCATACTGTTTCAAACTCAGCTTCTTCAAAGATCATATCTTGGTTAATGCCCCTAAAGAACATCAACCCTTGTATCTTCTCTGCTTCAATAGCTACCATCTAATCTCTCCCACTATAAAATTCTTTCAGGTTTTCTTGCTCTCTATCAATCAAGGCAAGCCCACCTGTATAGACAAACAGTTTCTCATAAGAGACGACTTTGACGTATGAATCCTCAAAGTCAAACTCTACATAAGGGTTTTCTGAACGCATAACTTGACCTGCCTGCACCTCACGGTTTGAAGGCGTATCAAGATACAAACGAAATAGTCTGCCTGTATTATTTGCGACATTGCCATCTTGATATTTTGGATAGATTGTATTATCTTCCTCAATCTCTACCAATAGTTTTAATGGCTTAGTGCTTAACACTTCTACCATCTTTAGTTTTTTATCAGCAAAGAATCCTTCAATATCAAACGTCTTATAACGTTCAAAGTTTGTATAGTTCCTCGTTTTCTCATAAGTAGGAACGTGCTTTATTGACTTTCTTACTTCCACTTTCTTCTTCCTTCTTTCGTTGCGCTTCGATTTCTAAATCGTTTATATAATCTAAGAGTTGAATCATCTTAGCAACGCTAAAATGAAATTCATTCTCTCCTGTATAAAGCTGTCTAATACTGTTAGTTGCAATAGCAGAACCAACTTCATCTGTCTCTCTTAATTCTTTTCTCCATTTGAAAAAGAACTGCTTATCACGGTCAAATATTTTTCGTAATTTCTTCTCAAAGTATTTGCCCTTCTTATGTTTATCTAAAATTTTGCAGAGTTGCAGAATAACTGTACCTCGCAATTTAACGAACTTCTCTTTATCTCTCGTATAGAAGATTTTAGAGGTCGTTCCGATTTTCATTCCACTTACTACAAAGTCTTTAGGAGCAAGTTTCTTTTCTTTAACAAACTGCATAATTTCATCTGTTAGTGCAATATACTCTTTTTCGATTATTCTATGTTTTTGCAAGTTTGTCTCCCCTCTTTGTTATTTTTATATAATCTATAATACCATTATTATTTTCATCTTACAACTATATAAATAAAGGATTTTATAAATTTAAAAAGTTTAAAGTTTTTTTCACTTTTCTATTGACATGAGTTTTTCATTGTGATATTATTAAATTGTGTTAAGTGATTATATTTTTGTGTTTGATGATTATTTTTTAATATATCTCAACACAAAAAGATAAACACAATCTTATATTATTTCAGGAGTATATTATGAAAGTTGTAACTATTACTTCCCTAAAAGGGGGAGTTGGTAAATCAGCTATCGCAACACTATTGGCTGATTACCTAGCTTATCATGGACGTGTCTTACTAATTGACGCAAACCGTCAGGGAGACACTACTAAGCGCTTTGTCTATCAGGAAAACGAGAAAGGAGAAATTGTGAATATTTCTTCTGAGGAAAACCTTTTTGAAAATATCTTCCGTAAAAAGCCTGTCGTTCCTTTGACAGTTAAAGATAACCTTGACCTACTCGTAGCTACTAAGAGCTTGAAAGAGGTTGAAGATCATATCGAACATAAAGAACGTAAAAGTCCACTAATCTTTAAACGTTGGCTTAAACGAACAAAACTAAGTGACTACTACGATTATGTAGTGATTGACACTCACAATAGTGAAGGTATCTTGCTTGATAGCTTCTACCTAGCTAGTGACTTGTTAATTGCTGTTGCAGGTTCAGGGCGTGATGAAATGGACGGTGCTATCGGTGTATATAATCGTGCAGAAGCCCTTAAAAATGATGATAACCTTGTTAATGATGATGACGAGCCTATTATGAAAGCTAAAATCGTCTTTGTCGGCAACTTGCTTAAATCTGGTGGTGGTTCTCATGGTATTACTGCTACAAATGAATACCTAGAGCAGACCAAAGATAACGAGTTATTCATTGCTAATATCTGGGAGCGCAACATTTTCCGTGACGCAAGTTTGGAAAATAAAACCATCTTTGATATTATGAAGCGCTCTAAGTATCGTGATAAAAGTTTTGAAAAATACTTTAGCAAACTACAAGAAAGTCTTGAAACAATTAAAGGTGCTATTGACGTAGCATAAACATAAATTAAACATATTTTGATTATCATTTTGTGTTGGGGTATTATTTTTACAACCACTCCAACACAATAGAATAATCATGAAACACTATTTTATAATTTAAAAATTAAGAAAGAGGAAATAAAAATGACATTTGACCTACCTACTAAACAACCTACTAAAACAGCTAAGAAAGTTATCTTGGACGCTATTGATACAGACGAACAAACTCCTGTTGAAGCTCCTGAAAAGAAAGTTGCTAAGAAGCCTGCTAAAAAGAAAGCAGAAGCAAAGAAAGAACCTGTTGCAGAAACTACAGAACAAACTAACACTTTCTTCCGTAAGCTCCAAATTACAGAGCCTAAAGCAGAAAAACTTTCTACCAACATTTCAGACGCAAACTTGCGCAAACTAGAGCGCCTAGTTGAAAAAGGTTGCCAAAACAAGTCTAAAGCTGTTGGGGCAATCCTTGACGCTTTTGACGTAGATAAGGCTATTGAAGAACCTACATTCTTTGTGAAGAACACCATCACAAGCGATTCACGTCACAATCGTTTAAATATCTCCATGACACCTTCTCAACGTGAGAAGTTAATGCGTGTAGCTCATGCAGGACTTGGAAATATTGCCCTTGCGTTCTCATGTATCTTAAACTCATTTGACGTGGAAGAAGCTTTAAAGAATATGGAAGAATAAGCTAGATTATTTTCTAGCTTATTTTTATTATTTTTTTGTGTTCTTAAACACCATTTTATGTGTTTATGTATTATCTTTATGTTTTAAGAAATTAAAAAAACGTGTTGTAAAACACGCTTTTTTATTTACCTGAAATAATCTTCCCTGTTACTGGATCGAAGTCTATTTTCAGTTCTTTCAAATATTTCTTAACTGTGTATTCTTGCACTTTTAGCACCATAGCGATTTGAGGAACGCTTTTCAGACTACCTTTCTTAACACCTGCAACTAGAGCTGTCATACGGTCAGACTTAGCCATAGAAGATGACAGGCTCATGTTTGATTGAGCATTTCTTAAACCTGTTCCTCTTGTTGCTTCTCTTGAATACTCGGCAATTTCTTTGTCAGACATGACCTTACGCTCACTTTTACGAGTGATGACGCTTGGATCATACGTTGTTATAACCTCGCCTGTATTTGTACTACTCTTTTTACTAAAAAAATCATTAGGATTGTATCCCATCTTTTTGAACTCCTTACTTTGTTTGAGAATATTTTACCACTTTTTTAAATTTTTTTCAAGATTATTTTTTCTTAAAACGCTGATTTTCTAAAGGACTTATGGTAAAATAGTAGTGAATAATAATTTATTTTAACTAATTAAAGGAGCAACATGGAAACAGAATACATTGAAAAATTGATTGAGTTTGCTTGCAATCGTATCATAAATGACATAAAGGAAGGGAAGTTTACTGCCTACTTTGTAGCGCAAGAAATTTGTGTTACTCGCAAGTCTGTCCTATACTTAGTAGAGAACGGTTGGGAGCAAGCACGATACAGTACGATTACTGGCTTGATTGAGTTCTACGAAAGACATTATGGAGTTATCAGTCTCCCTAAAACTGATGAAGATTACAAACTTTAAGGAGTGACTTATGAGTTCCAAAAGTTCAAAGAAAAAGAAGAAAAAGAAACTGCAAAGGTATTACAAGAACGGTAAAAATGTTTATCCTTACGCAGAGGCTTCTAGGGTTTTATGGAGTATAGGATTTACTGTTGCTATCTTTGTAGGCTTAATTGTATCAACACAAACTATCATGTTCCTATTACAAAAACTAGCCTTAAAGATTCAGGGGGTAGTAGGATTTAATAGTAAGCTAGGTAAAAACCTAGACAACTTTATCTACATAAGACTACCTTTGGGTGGTATTTTAAAAGTCTTATTGGTTGTCCTGCTGTTGATTGCTGTTGCCTATCTAGTAACGATTGCTTTTCGACACCATGAAGGGGAGTTGCAACCGTTCAAAGATGATATGTTTGCTAGAACTATGCGTAGGGAAGTTATCAAAAACTTAGAGCTAAACGTACTGGACTATGACGACAAAGGCAAGGTTAAAAACTCTAAGCAGGATATAAAGGCTAGAGATATATTAAGACGTATGGCTATTGAAGTTCATACTCGTAAAGAAGTGAATGGCAGTGATTTTCTTTCAATCGCAACCGTCAAGATCGAACGCCCAAAAAACAAGGCTATCCGTAAGGTGCTAGAAGGTACGTTCTTTAAAGACTTACCTAGTGAGTTGACTTTCGTAACAGGGGAGCTATTCGCCTTCTCAGAACGCCTAACTGAAAAAGAGTTCTATTTCTTTGAAGCAAAGGCTATCGTGACCGAAGAATACGTCTATAAGATTGAGGAAGCGCAAAAGAAACTACAAGAAGCTCTTGGCAATGGTAAGAAGTCTGATGGTTCTGATGAAGTTGAAATTATTGATACAGGTATCTTTACCGAAGAAAAAGCCTCTTGGGATATTGAAGTTCTGCATGATAAGAAGCTACAAGAAAAGATTGAAGAACAAACCAAACTCGCAAATGAAGAAGTCGCAAACCTCTATCTATCACTTGAAACCTTTATTAGTTCTAACGAGAAAGTCAACCTACAATTTGTTAGTATGAGGGCGACAAACTCTAACGCTCAATTTACTTACACGAAGCCAAAAGGTGTAAATAATATGGGTACGGAGCAGATGAAGGAAAACTTGGAAAGTGACTTGGGTAAACAGGATATAAATATTACCCTAAGAGCAGGTCAGATTATCATTCAAATTCCACTTGATAACAAGATTACTGCTGACGCTTATACCAACTACAAGAAAGCCTTTATTGGCAAGGAAAAACTACCACCATTGCAAGCCTTGGTTGGGGTTGATACAGAAGGTTTACCACGAACTTATGACCTTGCGACAGCCCCTCATATCTTGACAGCAGGTACAACTGGTTCTGGTAAGTCTGTTGGTATCAATATGATTTACTTGTCTATCATCTTGCACAATAGCCCTGATGACGTTAAGTTTATCATCATTGATCCGAAGAAAACTGAGTTTACTCCTTACAAGCGAAGCCCTTATCTCTATACAGACGTTATCACGGACATGGACGGTGCTAAAAATGCCTTTAATGCTGTTGTAACTGAAATGGAACGTAGAAATAGCTTGTTTGAAAATATAGGAGTTCGTAACCTACAGACTTACAACCAGAAGGTATCTCCTGACAAGAGAGAGCCTTATCTTATCCTGATTGCAGACGAGGTAGCAGACCTTATCATGACTAACGGAGACGAGGTTGAAGATTCAATGCAACGTCTAGGTCAAAAAGCCCGTTCAGCAGGTATCTTGATCCATATTGCAACCCAAACACCTAGAGCAGACATTATCAAGGGTAAAATCAAGGCTAACTTGCCTTCTCAGATTGTCTATAAGGTTGCTAACAGCATTGAAAGTGATATTGCGATTGGAGAATCAGGAGCAGAGCGCTTGCTTGGTAAAGGAGACACTTATGTTAAGTGGTCGGACAACCCTAGCCTTGTCCGTGTTCAAGGGGTATTCTTGACAGACGAAAATATCAATGACATTATTGATTCCACAATTCAAAAATATCCTGATGAACGTTACTACAACGAGCGTGTACCTATGGACGCTTTTGAAGAAGGGTTTATCAAGCCGAAAGACCTTGGCGATATTTCAAAAGGTGGAGTTTATCGCTACGCTATTAAACACCAAAATAGCCCTGTTATAGACGAGGACATGGACGAACAAGAAACGGTTATCCCTAGCCCTGTTAAGGAAAAACCAAAGGGAACACCTGCTATTGCTTCTGCTCAACCTTACGAGATTAAGAGCGTTCACAAAGAAACCTTTGATGAGTATAGGAAGCGTTATGAAGAAAAGAACGCCCAAACTGCCTTAGAGCTAGATGATATACTAGACACTAGGAAGCGCAAAATGGAAGCCTTAGTTAAGCAGATGGAACTTGACAGAGAAAAAGAGCAGAAACAAGAACAGGATAAACCAAAACTACCTCATGAGGTAGAAGAAGCGATTGAGGAGCGTGTTCCAAATACTGTTCCTGAACCTGCAACACCTGTTGATAAAGAAGCTATTGCTAATGAACTCTATCCTGATGAACCTACTCCAACGGAAGAAGTGAAGAAGGATAACTCAATCCTTCCAAAGCCAATTCCTAAAGATTGGAACTTTAGAAAGACTGGAAACAAAGGGAAAATGTAGGTTTCACATGAAACATAGGAGAACTAAGAAAGTATGAATAAACTAAAATTACTTTGGTTGAGGGTTGACCTTTGGTTCAACCCCTACAAGTACAACGAGGAAGGAATAAAAGCCCTCTATGCTCACAACAACCCTAAAGAAAAGGTCAAAGGACTTAGCAAGCAACAAGTAGTAGATAGCAACATGATTGCTCTTAATATCACTACTGTTGATAGCCCTATTGAACTTGCTGTAGGTATTAAAGAGCTTGAAAGCAGACCTTTTGATAACGGTATTTACTACCATGATAACCATTACCATCAATACTTAATCAAGTATGACAAGGGTTCTGGTAAGAGATACCAAGCACGAAATGGTAACAAGCGCAGTCGCTACAAGAAATACCTGAAAATCTATCCTAAAAACGTAGCACGCTATGACCTTACTCATATCAATTCTATTGGCTTCCACGGAGACGAAACCTTCTGTATCGGTTTTGATAGCAAACTCAACCAAGAGGACATGAATAGGTTTGAGGAAAAGGTGCGTGCTGTCAACAACAAACAGCCTATTTACTGGTTTACAGATATTCAACTACAGGAAGATTATTCTGCTGTCTGGGTAGCAACCATTGTTTCTTTGGACGGAGAAATCCTGCTACAAGAAACCTTCCATGATCGCTCTAATTTCCATTGGGAGATTGAGTGGAAGCGTAAGGTAGGATAATGCAAGAGAACTACGACAAAAAAGCCAATGTATTCTGTAAGGTGCGTATGCTCAATGGCAAGCGCCTTACTTATCAATTCCCTAATGACCTGAGAAAAGCTATGCTACAGTCTTATCACGAAGGGAGCTTGAAAGAAATTCTAAACGGAGCTTTAATCAACGTTCCTACGACTAAGTACAATAAAAAAGGTCAAGCAGTCCTGCACTTAGGACAGATAACGCAAGTTTTCATAGCAACTCATAAGAGCAGATGGCGTACCAGAGGGCAATTCCTGACAAGTGATAATTGGCAGGGAGAACTTGATAGAGCAGATATTCGCTTCTTGCTACACGACCACTCTTTCTTGAATAAAGTCAGGATTCGTCTGGACTTGTTCAAGTGGAGAAGTCGCTTATAAATAAAAAAGGCATATTATAGATTATTTAATATGCTTTTTTCTTTTCTATATCTTTATCTTATCTAGGTTTTATGTTATAATGATTTTAAATAAAATGAAAGGAGTTCGCTATATGTTGGATTTTGTTTACAACCGTAGTAAAATTGTTGAAGTGATGGCAGAGGACGCTCTAGCAACTATGGAATTGTTAGAGAAGGTCAAAGCAGACACTAAGCACCTTGGCTCTTTCGCAGGAGACGGTTTGCTTATTCCACCACCTGCAACTAGCTATGTTATCAACAAAGCTCTTGCTGTTTTGAATATGGATCAAAAAGACCTTATCAAAAACGCAGAGGGGTTGGATTCTGTTTCTAACTCAGCTAAAGAAGTCAAAGAAAGTATCCGTCTTATCACTACTGATTCTGATGACGTAGCCCTTGTCTCAGAAGAAGTATTCGTAGTCATTTTCGACTATCTAACTGACGCTGTTCAGTCTTTTGCTGAAAGTCTCGAAGATTTCGGACAAGAAAATAACAAAGAATAGAAAGAACTTTCGCTATTAGTAACTATCAGTAAGAAAAAACAACTATTTCCGAAAAGAAGTAGTTGTTTTTTAACACCCTCTAATTTGCCCCTAAAATCGCCTGTACGCCCTTTTAAGGAAAAGTGGTACATTTTAATCGACTATACAAAAAAATCCCCTTCTGGAGCAACTGAGGGGCAAATAAAGCGTACCTAGATGAACAACAACGATTTTTTTAGAATAGGTCGCTTTTTTTATTTAAAAAGTTTGCAAAGACTATTATACCATAAAAACCCTTTGAAATAAAGGGCTTTTTGACGTTTTTTTAATAATATTTTGAGTTTTTTACCACATCATGAACAAGCTGTATCAATTCGTGATAGGCTTCTGCATTTTCTTCTTTTGCGCTAGACAATTCCTGAGTGACGCTTTCTATCTCTCGACTTAATAGAATTAGCTGTCCTAGTTCATTGAGAATACTTTTGTCTCCTTCTTCTCGGACTGCTTCTAGTCTATTTTTTTCTTTCTCGACTACTTTTTTATAGTTGCCTAGAATTTCTAAACATTGAGTGTGAGGTTTTGTGAACGCAAAATCTCCACCATTGACATAGTTTTGATATTCCCCAAGTCCAAATTGTCCTTCAATCAATTCACTACCTAATCTTCTCACGTCTGAATTGTGTGTATGAACGATTATAAAGGCTTTTTTTATATTTGAAAGTTCCTGAGTATATCTTTCATGTTCTGTTCTGAAATGTTTATCGTAACCTTTTGGAGATACGTCAAATTCTAAAATGTAGGATATGTAGGTTGAAGCGTTGCTTAATTTACAATTTGCTCCATCAATTTTAGATAGAGTTGTTCTAATTGGGGTTTTATATTCTTCTGGGAAAGGCGCTCTCTTAAATCCAAAAGCGTCCTCTCCCTCTAAAATATATTTCTCTAATTTTAGCAAAGGGGATAAGAAGTATGTAGAAAAGTAAATTTTTACTTCTTCGATTTCTAAAAACACATTTTCAAGTTGGATCGTGCCTGTACTTTTCAATTCGTCTCTTAGGTTCTCTAAAAGCGTCTCATTGTACCTGATATTCGCTTGATTACTGACTGCAACCTTGATTAAGTTTGAAAAAAAGTCACGAAAAGCACGAAAGTCTGAGCTGTTATTTATAGTTTTGCTTTTTGCCATCAAGACAACCATCAAGTCATTGCCCCCAAACGCTTCACTTGTAAGGTCAAGGCTTTTCCATTGACTGTTTAGCTCTTGATTCTGAGTTTCTGTTAGTACGTTTTCTAAGGTTGCTTTTGCTATATCTAGCTTGGCTGTACGCTCAAAATAATAAGCACTTGTTTGAAAGACATTGTTTGTTTCATTTTGAAGCCTTTGAGTATATTCTACTTGAATTTCTGTCAACATATAAGAGTTCTCCTTGCTTTATTGGATTCTAGCAACTTCTAGCAATTTTTCTTTTAGAACAGTCAAACACTCCAAGTAATAACGAGGACACATTTCTGCCATTTTTAACACAGTTTCCAGTTGATAGGCAAGTGCGCTAAGTGTTTCAATACCAATATCAAACTTACTGTCATTTTTTTCTTCACGTTCTGCTTCTAAACGTTGGAGTTCTTTTTTTGTAGATTTGTATAGTGATTCAAGTTCATTTGCGTTAGTTCTGTATGACAACATAAACTTGTCATGTTCTGCGTTTAAAGTTAATTTTGCAAAGACAAAAATACTACTTTGTCCATTGATAAGACGCTCAATTTTTTCACAAATTACTTGAATATCACTACATACCGTTGAACTTTCCTGATTTACCTTTTGGATAGTGGCGTAAGAATTACTGTAGGCATTTTTAAAATCTTTTGAATAGATTTTATCTTGAAGGTCATCTTCTGAGGGCATATTCTTAGTGGCAACATAGGCAAGCTCCATATCATTATACACCTCTCTCATGCTCTTAGAAATGGCTTCAAACTCAGGATTGTATTTATCAGGGATAGCATAATCAGGGTAATCAAAAAATGGGCGTAGTCCTTCAATATCACTTTCTAGTTCTACCAAAGGCGTAATAATGTTGTTATTAAGAACACCAAACATTTCAAATAACTCTGTCAGGTTATTTGATAAGCATTCTTTTGCGTCCGTACCATCAACCCTTTTTAAAATATCTTCAACTATTTCAATGTTTTCGTTAAGATTTTTACGAGTTTCATAGACTTTATTTAATACCTCTGAATAGGTAAGGCGTAAATCAGAATAACCTAGTTTACTTGTGAGAAAATGAGCTCTTTGCCTTAATCCGTCAATATAATTATTTACCTTATTGAGATTAGTTGGTGCGATTGCAGTATTTTTCCATTTAATATACAATTCTGCTAATAATTTATCCTTATCTTCTTCAAATAACAATGAGTGCTTAAAACAATCTGGGTAAAGAAGAAGTTTATAAAAATAATCGTCATTACTAATATCTACTAGTCTTTTAAAATCACTTGCTAACTCTTGGATTTTTTCTTCTTGTTGTTCAGTAAGCATAATTTCCCTCTACTTTCTTTCCTGCATGTCCTTTAGACAATTCCTTGCTCTAGTAACTCTCTACTTGCTACAGTCAAGTTGTCTTTTAATGCCATTAAGTATCTCATGTAGTAGAACGGACATTTTTCTGCCATTTCAAGGATTGTGTTAAGCTGATGAGCTAACAAACTGATTGTCTCAATACCACCATCAAGTTTGCTATCTTTCTTTTCCTCACGCTCTGCTTCTAGGCGTTGAAGTTCTTTCTTAGCAGAATGAAGGAGTGGTTCAAGCTCTTTTGCATGGTTTCTGTAAGATACCATCATCTCTTCATAATTTGCCTTGACAAGTGTTCCTGCAAAGTCATAGACACTACTTTCTCCACCTAAAAGGCGCTCGATTCTTTCACAAATAACTTTAATATCTGAGCATACGGTCAAACTAGTTTGTTTCACACTCTGGATAGTTGAAATAGCATTGCTGTAAGCTACGGAAAATACGTCAGAATAAATCCCTTTTTTCAAATCATCTTCTGATGGAGTGTTTTTTGAAGCAACAACAGCAATAACCATATCGTTATATACCCCACCAATACTTTCAGAAATTGATTCAATCGCAGAACGGTATTTCTCAGGTAGGTTAGAAGGAGCGTGGTTAAAGCTCTCTTGAATTTTAACAATTTCCCCTTCTAATTCAATCAACGGTGTAATGACACTATTGTTTAGAATTTCATAGATACTGTGTAAGGTTTGAAGGCTTGCCATAATTCTTGCTCTAATATCGCTTGTATAGACGTGTTTTAGAATTTCATTGACCTTCTCAATGTTGGCAAGCAGATTTCCTCGGATCGTGTATAATTCATCTGTGGCATCTAAATACTGCAAACGGAAAGAAAGGTAGTCTGCATTGTCACGGATATAAGCAACCTTGTTGGTTAAGTCTCTAATTAACTCGTCTCCATCATTCAAGGGATAAAGAGAAATATTTTTCCAACTTTCTTCTAGTTCGTCTGCTAGTTCTTCCTTGCTATCATCACGCAAAGCCCATAGGATTTCATCAGGAAACATACAGGTCTCAGAATGATATTTATCATCTATGACAGTTGCAATCTTATGTAAAGAGCCTGACATTTCATAAGTAAAGTCATCTTGTTTTTCACTTAGCATGGTTTATACCTCGTTTTTCTTTTTTATATTTCTAGTATAGCCTATGATTTTATTTTTGTGTGAACAGGCTCATAAAAAAAGACTGTTTACATTTTTTCCTAAAAGTGGAGTAAAATAAAAATTGTTTTGAAAAAAGGGGGGCTTCTATTTATTTACTCTCTCTCTCAATAATAACAATAATTATATATATAGGAGCGATTTTGACACCCCTCAAACACGCATGGTTGAGCGATTCTATTTTTATTGCACAACCGAAAAGTAGGGTTTGCACAACCGAAAAGTAGGGTTTGCACAACCGAAAAGTAGGGTTTGCACAACCGAAAAGTAGGGTTTTGACTTTAAAGAAAAATTGATATTTTTCTCTTTGCACAACCGAAAAGTAGGGTTTTTCGACTTTATCACAACTAAAATGAAAGTAAGTTGTAATAAAAAATAATAAAAAATGGGTAAAATGTTAAAAACACAAGCCATTATAGACAAAAAACGTATAAGAAATAAAAAAAGTTAAATAACTTTTAGCAAAATGGTTGTTATTTAAAAAATAATGTTATATACTAGGTACATAAAACAGGGAAAGATGTTTATTATGAATGAATTAACAGAAAAAACAAATGAATTAACGGAGAATACGTCCGTTACTGATTTAATTGATAAGCAGAGAAATATTCTTGCTAAAAGTAAAGTTCTAAAGCTATCTAACTTAGCAAACAGAATGACACCAATCCAAAATGCTATCTTCTCTTTGGCTCTACGGAATGTTGAAATCAATGGAAATCAAGCTATTACTGAGATTAGTGTAGCTGAACTACTTGAATTGATTGATAGCTCGGAGTATAGTAGCTTTAAAAAGACAGCAGTTGCTAGAGATAAAAAAGCAATACAAGAAAACCATATCAATCTAATTGATGAAAAATTCTTTAACAATGATCCAAATGGAAAATCATTGTCAATGGCACTTTTTAGTTATTTTGAATATGAGCGTGGGAAGTTTATTGGAGTATTTAATACTACTCCTGACCGAAAAGGAAAGACACCCCTACTTGATATTTTAAAATCTCAGGAAGTAAACCCTTTGATGTATAACCTTAATACATTTTCAAAACTAGCACCATCAGGACAGTTTTTGTATGAGGATTTGTTGATTCTTAGTAGTCAGGGAAAACGCTCAGTCACTTACGATATTGAAGGTTTGAAACAGTTGTTTAAAGCTAATGGCGATTCTATGAACCGTTACTACACTATCAATCAAAAACACCTAAAAGGGGCGATTGAAGATATTAACAAATATACTGATATGGACTTAGTTGTTAAACCTGTAAAAGAAGGGCGTGCTGTTGTCGGAATTGAGCTAGTCTGGTCTATTGATAAGATTAAGTTACAAGCTACGGATAACCAACGTAAGACACTAGACGAGTTGTACGTTCAACTTAAAAAACTAGAACCTACCACAAAAGAAGATTTATCATTATTGCGCAGGCTTGAAAATCCTCACTTGGTAAGCAAACAGGAAGCGCAAGGACTTATTTCTAAAGCTATTGGACGAGTAGGAAGTTTAGCTATTGAACAGCAACCTGCACTACCAAGTATTCCAGAGAGAGAGGTAGTTGTTGATGTTGAGAAAGTTAGAGAGTTATTCCCAAGTGCAGAGAAAAGACAACTAAATCTAGTTGCAACAACTATGCAGAACTTTCCAGAGGAAGAACAGGGCGCTATCTTAGAGTATGCTTTGTTTTTAGGGAAACACAATAAGGCTAGAAGCGTGAAGTATATCCTACACCTTCTTAATGGTTGGGTTATCGAAGGAGTACAAACAAAAGGACAGGCAGTTGCCCTTCACGACCAAAACTACGGAGAACCCTTAGAAGATGTTTCTGACGTAGAAGTTTCAGATGATTTTCTAAGCGCTATGGACTTATGGAAGGACTAAGCAATGAAAATTCTAGCGATTGATCCATCTTCAAATTTTTACGAAACGTCAACAACAGGAATTATCCTACTAGAAAACGAGGTTGAAATAAACCATTGGCTAGTAGGATATGGACGTGACAATTTCAAGGCTTGGTATGATGAAATAGGCAAGAACCTTGACTATGACGTAGTTGTAACTGAAAAGTTCACGGTCAGAGAGAATAACAAGGCAAGGGATAATACCCCTATCCAGACAATCGAAATGATACAAAAATGCTTCCCTGATACGAAGCTGATTAGTAACAATGAATATAAAACGACTGTTCCTGATGAACTCCTTAAACTCTTGAACCTATGGAAGTTCCCTGAGAATGGCAACCACAATGACTTGCGAGCGTCTGCAAGAATTGGCTTGCATTGGGCGATTATGACCGAACAAAGAGAGGTTATACAAGCTATCGGCAAGAGAGTTATACCTGAACAAACATAAAAAGTTAGAGAAAATTCTAGCTTTTTTTCTTTTGTGTGATATAATTCATTTATGAGAATAAAGTCTCATATTAGACTATGAAATAAATAAAGGAGAATACATGGAAAAACAAGTATTACCACTAAGGGCGTGGTTGGCATGGAAAAAGATTAGTCATAAAGAATTGGCTGAGATTGTGGACGTAGCCCCAAGAACAGTCTCTAAATGGGCGACAGATGGTTTTATCCCACTACCAAAGCACCAACGCAGAATTGCAGAAGCTCTAGGAATTGAACTAGAGCAGATTGATTTTAAAAATTAAAGAAAGAGGAATACATTATGGCAAAAAAGACAAATGAACCATTTGATCCAAGTGCTTGGTTAAATCAAGCGCCTGCAACCAAGGAAGAAAAGAGAGAGAAGCGCAAAGCGGAGCGTGAAGAAAAGAAAAAAGAGAGCAACAAGAAAGCTAAAATCCCTAAAAAGAAAAAACAAAAAGAGAATGATAACAAATTTAATCTAAAATATGGTATCTTTGTAGGAGCTTGTGTTGTAGCATTGGCAGGCTCAGGAGCTTGGGCTTTTGTTTCTCATAATGAGAACGCTAAATATAATGCTGAGTTAGTTTCTACTGCTCAATCTGAGGTGCAGAAAGCTAAAGATGAAGCAGAGCAAGAAGAAGAAAAGAAATACAGCCTTACCAAAGAGGAATATGACAAGAACGTTGATATAATCGCAAAAGGTATCAAGACACTTTCTAAGAAAGACAACGGAGACCTGAAAGGTTACTTTACGTCTAATAACAAGTTCTACAAAGTCATCACTTATGACCGTGAAACAGGTCAAATGTACGTTGAAGAAACAGATGAAAAGAACAAAGACCAAGAAAACAGTAACGGAAAACCTTTGACACTTAGTAAAGATTGGATCAACACGCTAGTTGTACGCCTTGAAGCACAAAATAATTAAAGGCAGGTGGACTATATGATTGAGTATTTTAAAAACCTATCTAATCGTGCTAAGATTATCTGGTCTATTTCAGTTGTAGGAGTGTTTGCTATTGCTGTAGCAACCGTCCTTTGGTTATCTCAAAGACAAGGCACAGGAACTAATTTTGAGTTGAAAGAAAGTTCAGGAGTAGTCGCAACTACTACTGAACAATCAACAACTATTGAAAGTTCAGAGAAACCTTCTTCTTACTACAACGACACTCACGCTAGAGCAGTTGAAAAACTAGAAAACCCTTCTAGCGAGATTACAGGAGAGAAGAAGGAAAAAGTAAAAGCAGGTATCGAAAAAGCTATTGCAGGCTTGAAGAAATATCCAGAGAACGTAGGAAGCGTCCAAGGTGGCTACAGTCCTACTACAAATGATATGGTTCAAGTTATGCACCAAGCTCTTAATGCAGAATATGACGTTAAGATAGATACACTCACTACTACTAAGAGCAACTATGACAATATCTATCAATTTGCAGTTGATATGGTACGCAAGAAAGATAATACTTCTGTTACCGTTGCAGGAAATTATAGTGAGGAATTAGATCAAGTCCAGTTCTCTATTCTTGTAGGAAATATCCAAATTCAAAACTAGCAGTACGATTATAAAAATATGTTACAACACAAAAAAATAATCGGAAGGTAGAAAATTTAATGACAAAGCAAAAAAATGTAAATGTTAGCTATCATCATAAAAGAAAAAGGTCTAAGCACAAGAGTAAGTCTGCTGTAGTCCTAACTTTATTTCTAGCAAGTGTAGTTCATGCGTCAGGAATGATACCAGTCATTAGTGATGGTGTTGTAGCTTATGCTGATGTTCACTACTCTTATGCTCCTGATGACTGTGGAGTAAACCAAGACGCAAAAGCTAAAAGTAAATCTAGTAAGAAAGACAGCTCTAGTTCAAGCAAGGTATCGGCAGAAACACTACAAGATACTGAATGGACGAAAAAAGGAACGAAGGCTTACCAAAACGCCCTAGAAACCGTGAACTTTTGGAAAGAGCAAGGACTTTCAGGGGTTGAAATTGCAGGTATCATTGGTAATATCGGTGGTGCTGAGAATACAACCTTTACCCTTGACCTTGCTGAATATAGTGGTGGTGGGGGTGGTGGACTATACCAGTTTACCCCTTCAAGTAAATACACTAGTTGGAGTGGTTTTGATGGTAAATGGTCTGCACGAAACCAAGGGGAGTTTGTACTTCACTCAGAGCCTCAATCTGTACTAGCGTATATCAACAAAAAGAACACTAGTCCGTCTCAATCGGCAGAGGATTGGGCGAACCTATACGAACGACCAGACGCAGGAGCTTTAGCAAATAGCTTGCAAGCTAGAAAAGACGCTTCTGAAAAAGCCTACAAGGTTTTTGAATTAGATAAAATCGAAGGCGATTCTAAGAAAGTCTCTAGTTGGGGTGGTTCAAACGTAAGCTCAGATAAAAAAGTCAAAATCTCAGCAGAAGATGGCAATAAAAAGGGAACGAAAATTGACCTTAAAGTTGCTATCAAGTGGTTTGAGGAGCGTGAAGGTAAAACAACCTATAGCCAAGACGTAGCAAATCGAAAAGGTCCTCTACAATATGACTGTTCTTCTGCTATTTACATGGCTCTAGTTGAAGCAGGTGCAGGTAAAACAGCAGGCGATTATCCAGTCTCAACCGATACAGAACATGAATGGCTTCTACAAAATGGCTTTACTAAAGTCTATGAAGGTAAGTGGGCTGATAAAGGAGACGTTAAAGAGGTCAAAAAAGGCGATATTATCATCTGGGGAACTAAAGGACAATCGGCAGGCGATCTAGGGCATACAATGATTATGCTAGATAATGAAACGATTATCCATAGTTCAGGTGGACACAATGGTATTGCAAGAGACAACTATTCTCAATACCGTAACGAAGCAACAGACCATCAGACAGTATATGTATATCGTTACTCAGGTTCAACAAACTTTAACGAAAATGACGTTGAGAAAGTTGAAACAAAATGTAAACCTAAATGTGCTTACAATGACAGTTCAGAACGTGTAAAAGGTACAAATAGCTCAACAGATAGTAGCACTTCTACTTCTGGTATCAAAGATACAGCAACCATGTTGAATGAGTTTGCTAAGAAACATGAGCAAGCATATATTGAAAGTTGGCGTGTAGGTGGGTTCTTGCCTTCTGCTTCTATCATTCAAACCATGATTGAAACTAGCTTTAACGAGAGCGTACCTTCTTTCGGTCAGGCTCATAATATGGGTGGGGTTAAGACCTCTAAACTAGAGGACTTCTCAGAGACTATGAAACTCTACGGTAAGGACGCTGTAGCATTTTCAGGAGCAGGAACTACCGTTGGAGACAATACAGGTGGTACTTATACCTACTTCAAGAGTTTTGACGCAGGTATTGTAGGTAAAGCTGAGTTCATGGCACGTCAGACACTCTATGACGGAGCAATCAACAACACGGACGCAAAAGCAGTATTTAAGGCTATTGCTGACGGTGGTTGGGCGACAGATTCAAGCTATCAAGTCTCACTAAATAAAATGTACGACCAGTACGGAGAACAGCTCAAATGGTTAGATGAAAAAGCTATTGCTAAGTATGGTAAGACACCATTTAAGAAAGGCTCTATTGCTGACAGTAAAGACAAGGCAGTTGGGGCTAAGATGGGCGCTCATAGAGGAACAGCAGTATGTGGAGACACTAACAGCAGTTCTGGTGGAGACGGTTGGCAAAAAGCAGGTGGTTCTACAAGTTACACCTCTAATATGTGGTGGAAAAAAGATGAACTTCCTGACGAAATGAAACAGTATGCTCTTGATCCAACAAGTGTTGGCATGAAGTGGCACTCAAAAGAGGGTTGGGAAGGAGCTTCTGCTTATATTTCAAGTGGAATTTACGACCAATGTACCACTCTAGCAGGTGCTTTGTTTGGGGCGTTGTGGGAAAAAGACGGTCAACCTTTAGGTTCGGCTCATGGAATGACTGGTAACGGTGTAGATATGGCGAAACAAGGTGCGTCTCATTTTGGTAAGAGTACAACCAAGACACCTACGAGTGGAGACGTTGTTTCTCTAACACCAAACCACGTTGCTATTGTCAGTCACGTCTTTGAAAATGGAGATATTCTGATTGTTGAGCAAAATGTTCCTAATTTCTCAGGAGAGGGAAATGGAGAAAATTTCTCATGGAATTATTCATACATAACCAAAGACAACCAAAAGGCAAACAACTACGAATTTTGGAATCCATCATCAGAAGGTTACAAGGTAACAAGCAAAGCTAAGTCAGTAGGCTAAGAAAGAGAGGTAAAACCTCTCTTTTCTTTTTATCCAGAACACAATTATCAAAAAAATAATCAAATGACACAAAAAAATATCAAAAAAACATAAAAAAATAATAAAAATACTTGACAAAATAATATTTTTGTGATTTAATGATGGAGAAAAGTAAAGAAAGAGCTATTTAATTAAGAAAGAGAGAACTAGTTATGTCACTAAGAAATATTATTGATTCAACGATTGCAGGATTTTTGGCAGTAAGTGTAAAAAATGCAGGAGACGGATATAAGAAGTCAAGCCATAAGTCTATTGTGGCGAATAAACCGATTAAGAAAGATTGGAGTAAATGATATGAGAGAGTTATTATCTAAAATTTGGTATTATGGAACATTGCCTATTTGGTGGTTCTTTACTGTTATCACGTCAGACGTACTGACTAAGATTTTTTGGGGTGGAGCTATTATTAGTGGGTTTGTGTTCTTGCTAACCTATAAAACCACTTATGAATGGTTGATATTTTCCTTTATGTGTGTATGTTGCGCAGGGGGTATGTGGTTTGCAGGTATCTTCTATGGCTTTTTGGGTAAAATCATAGTACGATTGATCCGTATTGTTCAAGGGTTGATTGATGGTGTTGACTATTCAGAATATGACGCTTAATTAGTAAGAGTAAAAGTCGCTCATAAGAGAGTGGCTTTTTTTGTTGCTCTAGGCTAAAAAAATCAAGATAAATCACAAATTTAATGTGAAAAACCATAGTAAAGCAAAAAAACTATGATATAATTAAAAAGATGAAAATAAAATGTTATTGAGGAGGATATTTTGGAAAAGAAACCAAAGATTACGATAGCTCAAAGGTGGATTTTATCAGAGTTGAAAAAACACAAGGAAATGACCTTGAAAGAACTAATGAAGGTAACTGAAATTAAAGAGACAACTTTAAAAATCTATCTTAGTCGCTTGATTCAACAAGACTTAATAGTATCTATCCGAATAAGTGGAGAAGAAACTAAATACACGGTCAAGAAAGGAAAGAAATCTAATGGCAAAAAAGAAAGTTAAAAGAAACAAAGAACAGTACGCAAAAATTGAAAAGAAAGAGAACTTAGTTGAATTAGAGAATGTAGCAGAGCAAGTCGAAGCAAAGCATGGATTTTTATATAAATGTCGCTCCTATCTAGGAAAGGTGTTTAGTTTAAAAACGAAGCATGGCAAGATTATTGCTTTTGGACTGACAGCTTGGTTGTCAATGGCAGTTGGGTTCGCTCTTTCTAACTATGTTCAGACAGGAAATACCGTAGGTGGTACAGTCGCAACTTACAAAGGGGGCTATATCAAAGGACGGAAGCTGTATGAATACTACAAAAACTCCCTAGAAGGTTCAAACCTAGTTAAGACTACGCTTTTATATCAGACGTTCGGAGACCTTTATGGCGATAAAATCACAGATGAAGAAATCGCAACAGCACTACCGAACTACCGAAACGCAGGACTAAAGACTTTATTTGAAAAAGGGGATAGTACAGAGAGTATCAATACTCTAGTGCGTCAACAACTAGCCTTGCAGTATGGATTGAAAGACAAGATGGACGTAAGCCAAGAAGAAATGGCTGAACGTTGGGAGACTTTCCACCCTAAAATGAAAGTCCAGATGATTATGGTTGCAGACGAAGCGCAAGCGAATGATATTGCTACACAGTTAGGTCAGGGAGTTAAGATTGACAATTTCCTTAAAATGGATCAATCAGGACTGAACGGACAAACAGCAACTATCAAGTCTAATACAGAGCAACTTTCAAGCGAGGAGTTGAAACAACTCCAAGGAACGAAAGAAGGGGGAGCTACAGTTATTACAAAAGATAACCTAGCACCAGATGGCTCAGTTGTTAAGACCTACTATATCTTTAAAGTATTAGAAAACCCTGCAAAGGGCGAAAATATGGAAAGTTGGACTGATGAAATCAAAGAGCAGATTCAGGAAGATAAAGTCCGTATTGGTTTAGGTCAGAAACAAGCGTCCGAAGAAGAAGTCACTAAGAACACAAAGGCAGTCAAAGACGCTATCAAGTCTGTATTTAAAGAGCAGGACGTAAGAGTGACGGACGACTACATGAAAAAAGCACTTGCTGATTATCTAGGAGAGTAACGAATGGGTATTTTTAAAAAAGCAAAACAGAAGATTGAAAACACGTTTGATGAAGATATATTACATAATGATGTATCAAGTGGAGCGTTAGAAAAAGGCTCTATTCTTTGGGGATTGAGAGCTACAGTTATTGGTACAAAGAGCGTACTAAACGAGGTTGTAGGAAGAACAGTAACGGTTGCGAATAATGAACGAGATAAGATTATCAGCAAGCAAGAGCCTCAACAACCTCATGCTGAACAGGAACAAGTCCAGACGGTAGAAACCCCTCAACCTCAAACCTCAGAAATGTCTGAACTAGAAGAGTTCGAGGCGTGGAAAGAGTTCAGAGCTATGAAGCGAGGGAAGGGGAGTGAATAATGGCAAACGAGGTACAAGAATACCAACAAGTCCAAGAAAACGACTTTGACGTTATTGAAATCCCAAAGGGAGATTGGACTGGGGAAAGTCTAAAGCATGGTTTGGTAAACTCATATTTCTACTTTGATATTTTTAAAAACCTAACGAATGGTAAGCCTATTAAAATCTTGTGGGCTGGGTTCTCATTGATGTTGGTCTTTGGAACAATCTTTATGGCAACTTTAGCCTTCCAATGGAACTCTACAGTATCAGTATTTACTGGTTTAATTTCTGCAACGCTTGTAAGCATTACGCTTCTTTGGTTGGCATGGTTGAATATCAAGCCTTCTAGCGATACAACATTATTGATTGATAGTATCCGTACTTTCTTTTACTTAGTAAAATCAAAACCAAGCCTTAACAACCTACGTTTTAAAGCGCAGGTCAAGGGCAATCAGATTATTTTTGAAAACGGTAAAATGTTTGGAGAGGTTTATATCGTAGAAGGTGTAGTCAACAAGTCTATGCTTTCAAGAGATTTGGTCTCTATTTACACAGACCTAGAAAATCTACTACCGAACTTAGGCGAAGTCACAATGATCCAATCAAGCCAGATTGAACGTGTTGAATTTACTAGTTTGAAAGAACACTACAGAGAAATCAGACAAAATCCTAACAGTACGAAATTGCAGAAGAAGTTGGCTCAGATTAAGAATAGACGAGTGGTTGATGACCTAAAGAATGAGCTGACACAAAAAGAAGTTGTATTTTTTATTGCAAAGAAAGAGGAAGAATTGGAGAAAGGGCGACAGTTTTTGAGAAACGGTTCTGAAAAAGGAGTTGTTGCAAGCTATATGCCTATCTCCCAAAGAAACTTAGAAAGGTTATTAGATAGACTATGAAATCTATTGAAAAAGAATATGCCCTAGACTATCTAATCAACGGGCGCTATAGAAAGTATTTGTATGTGTTCGCTCCTTACGGACGAGGGCTACAAATGCAGGCAGAAGATATTATCAACCTCAAAGGCTTCCCTGTCATTTCAGGGTGTACGGTTACAACGTGGAATAAACTCCAACTATTGAAGCCAGAAGAATATCGTAAGGAAATGAAAGGTCTAGCCAATCTGGTTAAAGTAAACGATCAAGACTTACCTGACGGTGGACTTGCAGGAGATATTAAGTGGGCTACAAATCATCATAGCGCTATGTATCTTGCTGAACAATCAGATGATAAAATGTCAGGGGGCTTGTATGTTTGGGAAATCATCATCACAGCTCTTACCAGAGAGAAATTAGACAGACAAGTAGAAGTTATCCTAAATCGTTGGGGTGGGGTTGACAACTATATCAGCAAGAAGTACAACCCTATTCAATACTTTGAACTGGTAGATACAGTTGGAACAAATCGCTACAAACGAGGAGCATTATTTAACCCTCTACTTGTATCTGAGAAAGTAAATACTACCACTTTAGAGAACTATGCGAAGTTATGTTTCTTCCAACGTACCACGCTACAAGACGAGTTGGGAGAAGAATTTGGCTATGACTTTCTAGCACCTTCTCAAATTGGGGAAAATGGCAACTCTAAATATCCAAAAGTCCTGATTGACGCTAAAAACTACCTAAATAAATTAGGTATTGTAGCAATACCACGCTCATTCTCACGTTTTGATTATGTCTTTAATGACGTTTATCAAGACGAAGCAGAGACGATTAAAAAACCTCAGTCACTAGCGAGCGTAACAAGTCAACAAGTGGCTAATCAATTCCTCATGGAAGGTAAGAAAGTAGTCCATATTGTCTTAAATGATTTTGACTACTTTAGACTAGAAACCCCTCATAACCGAGATACGAAGCAATTCCAAAATGCGATAATCGAGGAAACACAGATTATTGATGGCTCACGGATCAGTATTAACCCTTTGCAACCTTTTGCGAAAAACAGAACGGACGAAAAGGAAGAAGAAATCCCTGCTTACGGACGCTCTAAGAAGAAATTCAATACCATTGTTCAAACCTTGATTTATTATCAAGGCGAAGATACAGGAATGGTTGATGAAATCTTTGACGAAATGATGGAGAATGAAGCGCTTTGGAATAGGGATAATGACGTGATGGTTGGGAGAAGAAACTACCTTCAACAACCTGCAAGTAAATATCCTGCTTTTGACCGAGCAATTACACGTTTTGAAACCAAAGAAGCAAACTTGCGCAGAGATATGAAGATTGATGAAGCTAAAGAAGTTGCTCAGATTAAAAGACGACTAGAGAGCTTCTTGACAAACAATAGGTCGCTCATTGGTTCTAAGACAACCCTTGAATTAGACGAAAGTAAGGTCAACTACTACATACGACTAGATAAACTTGACACTCTACAGAAAAATATTCAGGTTATCAATCTAGTTGACTTTGTGACTGAGTTCTTAGAAGCAGGAGACCTGATTGTTATTCATGGTGCAGAGATTTTAGACGTTCGTACTTATGATTATCTTTCAGAACAATTTGAACGTACCTATGATAAAAAAGTACGAGTGCTATTGAGTTATGACGTGACGGATTCATTGAAACCAAGCACGAAGAACTCTTTAGGTTCGTCTAACGTATTTACTCTTACTAAGCGTCTCTATGAAGAATTTAACACAGGGGTTGATTGGTCGTTTGTAGGTCGTATGAACAATTCAAGGAATTATGAACAGCTAGTAAGAGCAGAGCTTCCAGCAACTACCAAAGTTGATATTGAGTACGAAGGGGGCGTAGGACGTGCTTTATTCAATCGTCCTGTAACGAGATCATTTTACTTGATAGGAGTTAAACCGATATGTTAGAAAAAAACTTTAAGAGGCTATCTCCTCATGTTAATAAAGCTGTTAAAGGTGGATTTGCCTTTTTGATGATAGTCTTTACAACTATTTTTATAGCCTACAATGCGATTGAAGGGCGTAAGGCGATAGGAAATTCACAGACACCTATTGGCGAAACCCTACAATTTGCACGTTCTGGGGCGAGCATTACAGTAAAGAACTACTATACGGACAAAAATCAAGACGTGTTGATTGCTACGCTTGAAGTAAAAGAAGGCAATAGCAAGTTGCCAACAAAGGCGAATGATTATTGGGTAGTTACAACCTCAGATATTGGTGGTCGTAGCATACCAACGTACTTTGGACGTATGAATACAGACGGAGACTTTTTTATCATCATTCCATATCCTAAACAGCAAACCTACACGGTTGCTATCTACAATACTACGACAAGTGGTGGGGATATAAGCTCTAGTGGAGACCAACTTACCATAGGTTCAGGAACAAATAGTAAAATCATTTCAGATATTACAAGTGACCTACTAAAAAATGTCAACAAAAATCAAGCACAGGGAGTTAAGCAAACAGATATTATTGCCTTAAACATGACCTTGCAATCTGAAATTAAAGACGACAACAAATATGCTATCACTACTTTAGACGTAGATAGCCTTTTGTCTAAAGAAGGCGACACAGTAGCCTTTGACTTTAGAAAATTCTATACGCTTGCTTATCGTGACCTAGTAGTATCAGTCGCAAGAGAGAAAGTGAACAGCTACACAGAGGAAATTCAGGCGCTTAATGACAAATTAAAAGAGGTCAGAGAGACTTTAGACCGAAATCCTAAAGATGAAGTTGCGATTAAACAACAAGAAACGATCAATGAGAGCATAGAGAGTGCGCAGGATAACCTTGAACAAGCTAATAAAAACTTGAACGAGGCTAAGAAGCGATTTAACTATGACGAAAATACTTTTAGTGACTACACAACAAAAATGTACTCATTGAAATAAACGCAGAAAGGAGAGCTTTATTTTGGTAACTGTAGGGAAAAAGAAAAAACACCACAAACCAAAGGGGAAGGTCAAAGAAATAGACGATAAGTTTTCTAAAGCAGTTCATGTGAGTAGTTCAGGACGACAACAACTAGTGTTCAACTACGATAATAAGGTTGTTTCTTGGAATAACAAGGTAAAAGAATACAAGGAAGAACTTGAAAAGGGTTCAGGAACAGAGAGTAGCTTGTTTCGTAACGAGCAATTCAAGAAACTATTAGATGACTTTAACAACCAGTACAAGGATAGCTTAATCATTCTCCCCCCCTATGATGGAAATTTTAGGGGGCGTGAGAAAGAATTAAGTGCTATCAACGATACGATAGCTAATATTCTTGAGCCAACAAGAATTATCCTTGGAAACGCAGGTACAGGAAAAACAACTATTGTCCGTGAAGCGACAAGACGGATCAATTCAGGTCAGACGACAAATAAGATGGGATATAATCTTGTAGTTGTGGAGCTATCCCTACTAGCCTTGTTAGATGAAGGGGATAGCAAGTTTACTGCAACGCTATCTGAAATGATACCTAAAATCCTAAACCTAGAGCAGAAAGCAAGAGAGTTGCTAGGTGATGAAAACATAAAATTTGTTCTCTTTATTGATGAAGTTCATACTCTTACTAAGGCAGTCCAGAAGGAAAACGGAGAAAGTAATGGTGCTGACGTATTAAAACGTCATATCAAGCCTGAAATTGGCTCTTTGATTCTCATTGGCGCTACAACGCTTGAAGAATACCGATATTACATTGAAACCAATCAACCCTTCAAGGAGCGCTTCTCAGAAGTCACGATACTACAGGACTTTTCTAAGGAGGAAGTAGAGGAAATTGGAGACGCTCATTGGAAGTACCTGACAAAATTAAGGGGCGTAACTAATTCAACGTTATCCAGAGAGCTGATACGCTTTATTATCCGTGTAAATGCTAGAGAAGATTTAATGAGTGCTGAACCACGGAAAACCAAGCAATTTCTACAGAGTTTGGAAGCTCACTCCTTCAACGTAGGAGAAACACCTGACTACCAAATGGTCGTTGATGTCTTTAGGTCGGCTAAGAATATCACAGCAGAGGTTGTTCCTGATATTGAGAGTGCAACCGAAGCGATAGATGAACGAATTAAAGGGCAGTATGCTTCTAAGTATCTCTTAAAACGTGCGTTAGTCTCACGTTACGGTAATCTATCTAAGAGTGATAATAGCCCCTTCTTGTCGTTACTAGAACTTGGACCGACAGGTGTAGGTAAAACTGAAACAGCTAAAGTTCTCAATGAGTATATCTTTGGTGGGCTTGGTAAAATCGTTCTTCTGAACTGTTCTAACTATGCCTATATCGAAGGTGGAGTTGAAAAATTCCTGAAAGAAGCAGGGGAACAGGTGGGAGATAGTGAGTTTGCTATCCTTGTTATTGACGAGGTGGAGAAAGCTATCCCTTCCAAAGAGAATAAGATTATCAGTTCCTTGCGTGATGTGTTCCTAGACCTCACAGGAGAAGGTATCTTGAAGTATGCACCACGTTTCGGTGGTGTGGATAGAAAGACCTCACTAGCAAAAGCTATCGTTATCTTTACCTCAAATGCAGGTTATGAAATTTTTGAAGGGAATGACAAGTTCTCAGATAACACGATAACTAAGAATACTCCTGAAAATGAAATCAGACGGATCATGTTATCTGTAACAAATGAGCTAGAAAGTCACTTGCACGAAAAATACAACTTTGCAAGAGAGTTCTTTGGGCGTTTAGACGCTATACTACCGTTTACGTCCTTGACCGAAGCTGACGCAATCGAGCTAACAGAAATATTCTTACAGCAGTATATCCAGAACTCAAAAGAGCAAGAGAACATAGAAATCGAAATTGATGATAAAATAGAGTATGACTGGGAACTTATTCGTGGTTTAGACGTTGGGGAAGTAAGAGCATTTTATCCACTTGCAGTAACCTTATCTTCTTACATAGCGAATATGAAGGACAGCTCTAAAGGTGGGGCAAGGCAAGTTCAAAAAGTCTTTAACAACTATCTAAATGTGTTGATTGGGGATATTAAGTTGAAGCGTAAAGGGTTTAAAGAATCTAAGACAATCAGGATTTATCCACGCTTACTTGAACCAGACACAGGGAATGTTGTTCAGGATAAAGAAGAACAGAGAATGGTTCGCTACGCTCTAAAACCGAACAGAATGGAGGATATAGAGATAATCTATGAGGAAATTTAAGAAAAAACTAGGTAACATACTATTGTTGTCCTGCTTACTGTTTTCAACAGGGGTAACAACAATGGTATCTACCCCTCATGTAGTCTTTGCAGATGATGTTGATAAGAAAGCAGAAGTACAACCCCCTAGCAAAATCAATGATGTTGAGATAAACGAAAAGCCAGAGACCTTACGAGGGGCTATCGCTAATGCAGTTTATTCAAAATCTGTTAGTGGGGGAGTAAGGAAATTCTACATACCATACGCCAATATCGCTAGTGGTTCGCCTGTTCTTGCAGGGGTAACTACAGGGGAAACAAAATATTATCAACTTGCCATTGGAGATCAAGGTGGCAAAGGCGATACGCAAGTAGGCTATTTTTCTGCAAAGGAAATAGGTAGTAGTAAAGCCTCTAACGCTTTAGCTCGTCAAGATGAAAACTTTATGCAGAGTTTCTACAAGGCGAATGATGGCTATTGGTACAAAGAAAAAGAAGGTAAAGACCAAAAAGCCTACTATCCAGTACAAGTTGCGTCTCATAACCTAAGTACAGGTTCAGAGTGGCAACAAAAAGATTTTGGCACTGCTGATGAACTGAAAAAGGCTCAGAGTGCTACAATGGTTGTCTTTGTTCCAGTTGCAGATATTAAGACAAATGGAGACAAGTTTGATAAGGGTAACAGCTATGCAGTTCGCTCTAATCTAATTAAGAAGCAAGAAAAGAAGAAAAACCAAGCTGACCGTAAGAAAACTCAACAGGACAAGCAGAAGGCTTTGGCAGAAGAATTTGCTTCATCATATCCAAACGTGGGGGATAGACCTTCTACAAACACACTCTTAGCGTACATTATGTACACTAAGGGGGGTTCAGGAGACGACGCTATCAAGGATATTGACCTATCCTATGGAGAAATCAAGTATTATCCTGCTCCTTCAAGTAACGTGCTTGTAAATGACGAAGCGTACAAGTCAAACGAAGCAGTCAGAAAGTACGCAGGGAACGGAGAAACCAAAGGGGCTTATATCCCTAACTCAATCAACATGGCAGGTAGTCCACAACCAGAAGGTAAGACACTTGCGAATATGCTTAAAGTGTACGGTGGTTGGGGCTTTATCTCAGTTAGTGCGACAGCAACAGATACGAACTCCACTACAAGTAATGACCTTGGTTCTATCCTTGGGGATATTTGGAACAACAACAATGGTTGGTTTGGAGTAATTGGAAATGTTATCTTGACTATCCTTGCTCCTGCACTTTGGATTTTAGCTATGATACTTGACGTGTTCAACTCAGTAGCTAATGCCTTCCTTGGTTTTGTAACAGGTTTAGTTAATATCTTTGGCGATCCAATCGGAATGATTTTCTATAAGGCTAAAGGAGAATCAGGCTCAGATAATTGGCTAGTAAACCTAGCTGTAAACATTAAGGACTATTTGTTCACTAACGAGACTATCACAGCTTTAGCTGACACTATCAATGAGTACAGGAATTGGATATTCTTGGTATGGTTGCTAATTGGTTTCGTATCTCTTATTTATCGAATGACCTTCCGTAAAGGTAAATACGGACAGGCTATCACTAAGTGGTTCTTTAGAATATCTGCACCAGTCGTTATGATTATCCTTGCAGGGATTGTAACAGGTATGCCATTGATAGGCGAAGCAGGTTATAAACCACAAGAGGAAGTTAGTGACAGAGAGATAGATATGCTGAAATACGGTGTAGCCTTTAACTTTGACTTGCGAGAAGCCTATAACTTTGCAGGTAAAGATGGCGCTCCTAAATATCAAGAGCTGATTGATTCAGATGATATTGATATTTCTAGTTGGGGTATGTCATCTAAGCAAATTAAAGACCTTAACCAACGTATCGAAGCTAAACTTGGTTCAGAGCTATCTGCTGATTTAAGTCAACACAACACGCAAGGGGCTACATTTGATGTCAATACCTATCTAAGTGGTATTGCACAGGCAAGTAAACTAGCTAACGTTCACAGAACAGGTAACTCAGTTGCTTCAAATGACCTTCCTTCTGATTTTGTTAAAAATGGCTACATGAACTACCGAATTGAGGGAGTTAATAAAGAGAAAACTAAGTTTACCATTTACGGTGCGCCAATGCTTAAACTTAGTGGTGGCTCACAACAATCTGCTGACTTTATTCCTGTAGGTTATCAATTTGACGGTTATCCTTATATCTTCACTCAAAATGACGCAAGTATCAAGCGACAAGAGGAAGAAAGCGAAAGCGCAAGTGATGAAAATAAATCTACAGAGTACGCTTTCCTTTCAGGAACGTCAGACGTAAAAGCTCCAAATTATAAGAAAGGGTTCTATATTGGTTTCTATGGTGTGTATTGGGAAGCAACTCCTGTAACACTATCTCAACCGTGGACTTATCTATATGGTGCTAACACAAATAACAATGCGATCACAGAACACCCTTCAACCTATATGTATGGTGCAGGTAAATCTACACAGATTGCAAACCTTAGAAAACAACAAGGCTCTAACCTAGAAGATGATGACAAAGCTCCTGAAACTGTAACAGCTCCACCAGAGAGCGAAGATGGAACAGGGTACAAGTCAGAAGGGCGACAACATTATTTCTACTGGAAATATATCAACGCCTACAACCTTGCTTTAATAAACAAGTATATGGGTACGAAGTCCGATATGGACGTATCAGACCTACAACTTTCTAACCAGTCAGTCGTATTCCTTCTTCAATCACAACTTAAAGAGACAGAATTACGATACTATGCAAGTAACTTGAACCACTCAGATTCAGGTAAAGGTAAGTCAAGTTCTAAGACACCATTCATCTATAACCGATTTATCACTCCTCAAAAATCAGATGATATTTCTTCAATTCAGATAAGTGGGTTCTTTATCACTCTTGCTTACACAATTATCCTGATGACCTACGTTAAGACGCTTGCGACAATCAGTATTACTGATTACATTGTCGGACGTTGGAAGGCTATGTTTGCAGGTATTAAAGGTTCATGGTCGAACGCAGTTTACTACTCAATTCTAACGTGGTTCTGGGGGGTTATCGTTACATTTATCCCTTCAACGTTCCAATTTGGAGTAAGTATCATTTCTGCAACAGCAAAAGCCTTGAATGATTCTCCCCTCGGTATGGCAGGGAGCTTTGGTGTCGGCTTTGGAGTTTTGTGTGTAGCGTGGGTTCTTACTTATCCGTTCGTGCAAGTAGCAGATAAGAAAATCTCATTGATTGTCGGACTTATCTATATGTTTGATGTGATACGTCTAGCAATCAAAGGTTGGTTGTTCGGACGCTACGGTTTAGATAGCATTATCTATCAAAATTCAGGTGGCTTTGGAGCAGGTGCTTTACTAGGACTTGCGACAGGTGGATTGCTTGGAGCTAAACAAGACCTTCAACAACGTTTGGGTGGTATTAAGAATAGCTTTAGCAATGGAAGTGATGGACTTGGTGGAACGCCTACTACAGATGAAGAAGGTAGTGGAGACGATCCAACTAGACCAACTGGCACAGATGATACCTACAATCCAGATAGTCCAGACGGACAAGGTGTTGAAGGGGATACTCGTAAAGAGCTTACCGAAGAAGAAAAACAACGTAGTCCTTTGCGTAACAAAGAAGGACAAGAAGGACACGAAGGGGAAGCTAAAGACGGACTACCTAATGGCACACCTAATGGAACACCTAAAGGATTACCTACCAATGCACCTGATGGCTCTCCTAAAGGCACACCTAATGGAACACCTAAAGGACTACCTACTGGTTCTCCTAAAGGTAAGGGAGTACCAAATCCTGTTAAACCTAAAGGTAAACTTGGTAAAATTGCGTCAGTTGCAAGTAAGGGCGCAGGCGCTTACTATCAAGTGGCTAGAATTGCTACGACAGCAACTATGTCAGCAATCGGTATGAATAACCTTGCTAACAAGACAAATCAAGGCTTCAATACTGTAGGAACTGTAGGACGTAAGTTGAGTAGCCCTCAAAGTCCGATTAGAAAAGCTATCGGTCAAGGTTCAGATAAGGTCAAAGGCTTTGTAGATAAACGCAGAGCAAACAAACCGAACCCTACAAGTGGTGGAACTAAGATTCCAACAGCAGGCGAAAAACCAATGATTCCTAAACGTGAAGGTAAGTTGAAACCAACAATCGTTAGTCAAGAACGTCCTTCTCAAACTACGGTTATTAAGGACAGCTCTCCATCAACAGCAAAAGGGGTAACTCGTAAAGAGGGTATGAAACCAATTAAAAAACCTGTACGATTCCCAAAAAAGAAAAAAAGAAACTAAACACAGAATTATAACGTTATGGTATAATTGATGTATAACATAAAAAGAAAAGAAAGGTATTTAACCAATGTTTACAAAATTACAACTTTTAACTTCATTTGATCCAAGTTTGAAAAATCAACTTAACAATATCAAAAATAAGACACAAATTGTTGAAGCAGGAAAAGAAACTCAAAAAGACCTAGTTGGCTTGACACAGTTTGGGTTGTTTGCACTTATTCTCCTCACTTGCTGGCTTGGATTTAACTGGGCTAGAAAGCATGATTGGAAAAAAGCTATCCCTGCCTTTGGCGTGGCAGTTTTAGCAGGTATCTTTGGTTGGTTTATCCTACCTAGTCTGCTCTAAGACGCAAAGAAAAAGAGAAGTTTATGGCTTCTCTTTTTTATTTTAAAAAACTAGCAAAAAAACTAGTAAAATGAAAATCATTATGTTATAATTAAGGTACGTTTAAGAAAGGAAGGGGCGATTATTGGTGGGTAAAGACCTAATTGTGTATGGTTGGAAAGTACCACAAGATATTGTGGAAGAATTTAACCGTATCAAAGAAGAACAAGGTATCAAAACCAATACAAAAACCTTGGACTTTATTATTCGTGAATATTTAAAAAAATAAAAGAAAAGGAGATTTTCTTATGTCGACAAAGAAAACCTTAGTAACGTTTGCTTGCGCAAGTGCGTTATTCTCAATCGTAAATGCTCCTTCAACTTTTGCAGATGATGTAACGGTTGAACCAAGCACAACTGTAGCTCCAACTAAACCTTCTGTTCCAGAAGTTCCAAGTGCAGATACAGTAGATACAGGTAAAGCAGAAACACCTGCTGTTCCAGAAGTTCCTGCTGTTCCAAGTACGGAAAAAGAGGACAAAGGCAAAACTGAAACACCTGCTGTTCCAGAAGTTCCTGCTGTTCCAAGCACAGAAAAAGAGGACAAAGGTACAACAGAAGCACCTTCAACAGAAGCGCCAACTACTTCTTCTACAACAGAAAAACCTTCTACAACAGAAGATAAGAAAGATGACAAGAAACCAGAGGAAGATAAGAAAGATAACACTCATCTTCCAATCGTTGATCCAACAGTACCAGACACTAAACCTATTGAAACAAACAAAGGTACAGTAACAGGTACAGATAATGGTAAAGTCATCATCAAAGACGCTTCAACAGGGGAAGAACGTAAAGTCGCTCCAGAAGAACTCGGTGGTAAAGTGGAAAAAGACGGTACAGTAACCATCAAAGAAAAAGATGGCAAACTTACACGCCTTCCAAATACAGGAGTAGAAGAAAGTATCCCTATGGTAGTTGCAGGTATGACAATGCTTACCTCTGGGTTTGGTTTCCTTAAACGCCCTCGTAAAAAAGCATAATGTGATCTTGAAAAAGTAAACAGAAATGTTTGCTTTTTTTGTTATAGGAGCTTGCAATTAAAGGAAATGCGTGTTATAATACTTGATAGGTTTTGGTTTAACTGTTGCGTTTTAAACCAAATCTCCTGAGATAATCTCCATTGGAGAAAAAAACTTAATTTCTTTATATACGGTAGGATAGTTTGTTGCGATTCTCTCCTATCGTATTTTTGTTTATTCTAAAAAGGGATAAATAGCATACGAAAAGCAAGTAAAGGGCAGATAGGAACTTTTAAAATAAGGCTTAAAATGGTATAATAGAAATATAAATTGAGGCAGGGGGGGGTGAAATTATGAAGAATAAACGAGAAATTTCTAAGTCAATGGCTACAGACTTAGGCTACAGTAACGAACGTTCCAAAGAAGCAGTAGAGTATATCTTTGCTAAAGTCTCAGAGTTTTTGGCAGAAGATGAAAAAGTTCAGTTGATTGGCTTTGGTAGTTTTGAAGTCCGTAATCGTGCAAAACGTAAAGGACGCAATCCACAGACAGGTAAGCCTATAACGATTGAAGCAAGTAAAGCCCCTGTTTTCAGAGCAGGAACAGCCTTAAAAGAGCTAGTGAATAAATAAGAGACCAGAGGAAGCCTATGAGAGTTCATAGGCTTTTTTATTTATTTTATTGACAAGGGAAATACAAGAGTGTATAATATAAACATAAAATCTAAGAAAGGCTTTAAGGAGAATGATTTTAAGAGGGGAAGAAGTGATAGAACTCCGTCCTTGGCAAAAGTCAGCTCTAGTTCGCAGTAGAAGGGAGATAGACGGTATTTTCCTTGAAGCTGTAGGTGGACGTGGCAAGACTATTGCAACAATGGCGATCATTCAGGAGAAGAAGGCAGAACGTGTTCTAATCTTGAATAACAAGACAGCTATACTCAATGGTTGGGAAAAGGACGCAGAGGAGCTAAATTTGGGCTATCCTGTCGCTTTTACGTTCAAAACCGATAAATGGTTAAGGTCGAAAGCAAACGCTCTTAGAGAGGCTGAAAAGGGGCTTAAAACGCTTCGTAAAAAAATAGGGGTACGAAAACTCTATAGACAGAATCCAAAGTATGTAGAACTTAGCGCAAACGTGAAGCAGTTGAAGGCAGAATTGGACTATGATGTACTTGTCATAGATGAATGGCAGGATATGTGTAGCAATCAGACCTGTAAGGACTATCTCCATATCCAGAGAAAGTACACTATCGGCTTATCTGCAACACCTATTAGGCGTAAAGGGGAGAACTTTTACCCACTAGAAAAGACCTTCTTCAAGACACAAGAGCCATCAAATAAACAAGAGTGGTTGTTAAAGTGGGGAGTGTTGACTTATAACGCTTATTCATCTACTAAATCAAAGTGGAAGGGCTTTGCAGACTACGAGAGCTATATTGATAAATTAGATAACCGTGGCAATTTCATGTGTTGTGAGGAGATCGAAAACGTAGAGCAAGCTGTATTAAACAATGGCTTTCCAAAGGAATTTTACCCAAAGCGTGTTTCTATCCCTGAGAAGAACAAAGAAAAGCTGAAAAGTTTTAGAAAGTTCAATGTCTTAGGAGTAGATGGCGATTATGTCATGGGTAAAGGCTCTATGTCTAACAAGCATACAGAACGCTTACTGAGACAAGCAGAGGTTGTGATTGAAGATGGCAAGCTGACCGTAGATGACACTAAGATTAGTCCTGTAATGGAAATGGCAGGGGGAATGTTAGAGAGGTCTTTTAACCGAAAAGAGGGGCTGAAAGGTGGCGTGGTTGTCGTTTGTGAAAGTAAGAGAGTAGCAAAGGCAATGTATGAACACTTTAAAGGCAATTCTTTAGGCTTATGGACTGGCGACAAAAAGATAGACAACTTAACTAGTGCTAACTTGATTGCTACAGCACAGGTTATGGGAACTGGTGTAGATGGCTTACAGTATCGCTTTGACACTATGATTGTATTTGATCCAAAAAAAGAAGGAAGTGGAGAGTACAATGATTATAGGCAGTTGCAATGGCGTATATCAGGAGCAAGGCAACAACACAAAGTAAATATTGTAGAAGCTGTTTACATAGAGGAATAGATTATGAGGATAAAAGAGATAGTTCAAAGATTTTTTAAGAAGAAAGCAAAAGTACATATTCTTCTTGATATTGACGGAGTGCTTAACCCAAACAAAGAACCTATTGGGGAGTACGAAATTATTTCACACCCTTGGGGAAGATGGACTGTAAGGACAGAGGTTTTGGAGTGGGTAAAAGAACTTTCAAGCATGGATCATGTTCAAGTCCATTGGGTGTCAACTTGGGAAGAAGAAAGCAACGCTATCAATAAGTATCTAAAAATTAAAGAGTTCCCTTACTTTAGAGTTAATGGAACGGTAGTAGAAGGGAAATTAAAAGCAATTAAGAAACAACTGGCGACAGTCAAAGGGAAAACAATTATTGCAATAGATGATGATTTGAACAGAAGTCAGTTGCTATCTTTAACAGAGTGGCAGAATGTTAATAAGCTGAGACTAGAGATTACTGACCTTGCTTATCAAAATCACAACGCTTTTCATGGAATAGTTCCTGATAGAAATGTTGGGATAAGTGACGAGGAAATGAAATTTGTTGGGGAAGTTATAAAGCAGGAATTGGCAAGAAGATAGCTATTTGAGTTATCAAAAAGAACGGTGTATAATATAAATATGGGAAAAAAACGAAATGTGGTTGTAAACCGTTTGTATGAGCTTGTAACACCAACCTCAAAACCCAGAATACCAATGGCAGTATCTTTGAGCAGATATAGTGGGCTAAGTGTCGAACAGGTAAAAGATATAGCCATAGAAATCAATAAGGCACGCAGGATAAACAGTTTACCCAACTACCGAATGGTAAGTATCTTGTTACGATTGCTTCCAGATGAAGATATAAGGTATCTTCTAAAATTAAATCGAGAAGCAAGGTATGGAAATGAACAGAGAACTCCTGATGAAATGCTTGCGATTAGTATTTTTAGGAAAAGAATTAGTGAGCAGTTTAGACAGACTAGAAACAAAGTCTTTTCAGAACTGGTTAAAAAACACGCTGATCTAAGTATCGTTCCTTGCGAACCGATATTAGACGAGCTAGAGGACTATTTTAACGATAGTGAAATGATAATTCTTAAAATGGTAGCAAGAGGTTACAACCCTAAAATAGAGGACACAACAAACACTATAAGTCTGCTTAGTGCAGAGCATAGGCAACTTATGAGAGAAAACAGAAAAAAAGAAAGAGACAGGTTACTATATGAGTACGAAAGAAGAAGTAAAACAGGAAGTGAGAACAGGTTATAAGTATCCTCATGTCACTAGACGATATTTTAGACGGAACTATGATAAAGTTCTTGAAATCCAACGCAGATACAGAGAAGCAAATCCAGAACTAGTCCGTGAATGGCGTAGAGAAGCACAACGTAGGTTCTATCTGAAAAATAAGGATAAACCAGAGTATCAAGCAAGTAAATACTACAGCAACCAAAAATCTAGTTTTAAACGCTATGTGTTGAACCACGCAGAGCAGGAAGAATTAGGCTATTTCCTATCCGTCTTGGAAACTAAGAAGAAGAATGAAGGAGTTAAACGCCCTGCACTAATCACGCTAGATGACAAGGAAGTTCAAAAAATGCGAACTGTAGCATATCGTTTTATTTGTCTAAACGTAGAAGCAAAAGACTATAAGCAGGTTGAAGGCTTTATCCATGAAGCACTAGAAAAGCTAGAACGGTAAGGCATGAAGTTTAAGCTCTTATTGTTACTAGTCAATGCAGGGGCTATGGTTCTTGTTTATCTACATGTTCGCCCAGATAGAACCTTGCTTGGGTTATCTATCTTATTTTGCACCTACATTTATCTGTTTATCAGGTATTTGTTTTGCAGACCACAGAAAAACGCAAAGAGGAAATAACCTCACGGAAGCCTTTATAGGCTTCTTTTTTTGTAAATGAGCCTGTTCACTAAAGCAAGAAAAAAAGAGTTATACTAGAGATACATATAAAAAACAAAGGAGAAGCATAATGGCTTTTGAAAAAATACTTGAATTTGGGGAAGGCAACCGTTACAAAGTAAAATTTGATATTGGGGATATTGATACCTCAACGGTTGATGACGTAGAACTAGATGAAGAAATCGCTAGTTTACAAAAAGAGGACGAGAATGTCTATTCTTTTTCAGTTCGAGAACTTTATAGTGCAGAAGGGGAACATGAATTTTTAGAATGGCATGACGACTATAGAGCTGGTGGTTTTAACGGTGGGGGCTTTGACCTAGATAGGAGAGAGAATTGGAGTTGTGACTACAGCGTAGATAGAACTTGGACTATCGCCTTGATTGACGGAGAATTATCAGTCGAAAACGAGGGCGATTATGAAGAAATGGAGTTTGACAATAAATATTTCCCAGAAGGGTTAGACGTTGATGATGTCGAAGATGAACTTGAAACAGACGCTAAATACAATGTCTTGATTACCTTTGAAAAGCTAGAGAATGAAGAAAAGACACCTAATTCAATTACCTTGAATTGTCATGAATCATCTCACTACGGAACAGGGGTTGAAGTACCTAACGTGGAACTAGATGACGCAGACCTAGAAAAACTTGCTGAATGGTATGTGAAGCACTATGGCAATGGTTCAGTAACAGTAGAGGGCGTGAAGGCTCATGAATACGATAATGAGATCAAGGGAATTATTAAGCAAGCTATCCTAGAAAATGCAACGGTTTATGATGAAAAGGCAAGAGAATACTTTAATGAGACCGAAAAAGATTTTTATGTGGCTTATTCTGCAAAGGTAAACTGTTCTTTTGAACTAAACGGCATGACCTTTAATATCAATCATGATGAAATTGAGCGCAATTTCTCATTAAGGAATAGTATGTTATTAAAAGACCATTCTAAAGTCGTAGAGTTGATTGAAAAAACCGAGTTAGACAACTTATTTTCAGACAGCGACAAGGACGAGTTGGAGCAACTAAAAGTCCAGATTAAAGATAATTACTACTCAGTTGCAAGCGTTCCTGTAGAAGTTGATTGGGAAATGTGCAAAGGCTACGCAAAAGAAGCAGGCGTATCTGATGAATACCTAACAGAAGCCAACCTAAATCGTGCTTTGGAGATTACTTTGCAGAATATTGCACTTGATTACACTAACGCAGGAGATTGTTTTGTCCTTATTAAAGACAATTTGATCCATGTTGGAACGAATATTGCAGAATATGAAGCTACAGCAGAAGAAGATATTGAAACCATTAGCAAATTAACCCTAGAAAAAGACGACTTGGGAATTTGGCGTTTGTATGTATCAGGGGAAATGCAAGATGATTTGAGCAAGGCTAGTGACTACAAAGAAGTTATTACACGAATTTGGAGTTATGTAACATGGTTTAAACAAGAAAAAGTAAAAGCAGATACTTATATTCAAGAAATCAATGCAAAGATTAAGAATATCCTACCTAGTCTGATGGAGCGTATCTTAAATATCTCAGAGGTTGATAAAAACAGAGAGTGGATCGTTAAGAAACTAGGGCTTGCAAAAGAGTTAGAACAAACAGTAGGTAGTTATTTAAGTGCTAAACGAGAAATGCGCCATGTACTAGAAGATGATAGCTTAAAAAAATTGAAGGTTGACACGACAGCTCTTGATTTACTCAACCTAGACGCTTTAACAGGTAGCTCTTTAAGAGCAGGTGTTGGATTATTGACAGCAGTTTTAGGAGACTTGCAAGTAGGGAAATCATCATTTTCTATGTTGCAGGTGGCAGAAATTAGTTTTGAAGAATCGTTGAAAATGGAATCAGGAACTTGCTCATTGGTTCTTAGAGAAGTACGTTCAAACCTTGAAAAACTACTTAGTGAACATAGCGACAATGAAAAGATGGCGCAAGAAATCGAAGAAGCACTTGCGCTTACGAAACAACCAAAAGTGGCTACAGCAGAAGAAGAAATGGTGTCTGCTTGGAATAAATACATTAGTTTGAGAATGGAAGGGAAGGAATAACCATGAGAGAAACGATTGAAGATTTTTTGACAGAAACAAAGAAACTTTCAGATGACACTATCCTTGGAGAAAAGATAGGGACTGAATTTTATTGGAAGTACGGTAGAGCAACAAAACGCTTTTGGAATTGGTATTTTGATAGCGATTGTGTAGTTACTATGAGGCACTTACGCTATCTTGCCAACTTGGAATTGAAACTCCTAGACAAAGAATAGACAGAAAACTCCCAGAAGGAAAGGCTTTTGGGAGTTTATTTATAGCCTACACAAAAAAATAATAAAAAAATTACAAAAAAGTCTTGACAAATAAAAATAGAGGTGTATAATATAAACATAAAATATATCGCAAGGAAATTTCCAAGCGAAAAAAATTAAAAAAAGGAGTTTATCTCATGGATAACAAAAAAACAATCGCAACAATCGCAACACTAACTGCTATCGGTACAGCAGGAACACAAGTTACACACGCTAACGAAGTATCAACAGATACAACAAATGCAACACCAACAGTTGTAGATAAAAAAGTGGCAGAAGTAACGGAAGCACAAGTCGCAACAGCGCAGGTTACAGCGACACAAACACAGAAAAATGTTGACGAACAACAAGCAAAAGTAGATCAACAAACTAAAGTTGTAGAAGAAAAGACTGCTGATGTTCAGGATAAAAAAGAAAAAGTAACAACAGCAGAAACAGACGTTAAAGAAGCAACCCCAGAAAACATTGGAACTGCAAAGGGGAATGTTAAACAATCTAAGGAAACAGTTGAAGCTAAAAAAACAGCAGTATCAGAAAAAGAAAATACTGTAAATAAAGTTGCAACAACAATCACAGACCAGAATCAAACAGTTGCAAAAGCAAAAGACGAAGTTGACAATGCTCAAAGCGAAGTGAATGACGCAGAAGCAAAAGTCAATCAAGCACAATCTATCCTTGATGGAACAGGTGCTAAAGAAGTTATTGAAAAAGCTGAACAAACACAAGCCAAAGTCAATGCAGATAAGCAAGCTGTTGAAAAAGCTGAAACTCGTCTAGCAGAAGCTAAAAAAGCTGATGGAGAACGTTCAACAGCTATTACACAAGCCAAGAATGAAGTTTCAACTAAAGAAGCAACAGCTAATCAGGCTGACAAAACTTTGAAAGAGGCTTCTAAGAATGCTGAACAAACCTCAACTACCTTGGCAGAGAAACAAGCAGACTTTACTAAAGCAGAAGCAGACTTTAAAGCAACTAACACTCTTGTAGTTCCTGCTGAGTACATTGAGGCACTTAAAGCCTACAAAAACTTTGATGATTTAAGTGAAGCAGGCGACAAGAAACGTGAAGAAGCTGAACAACGCCTAAAAGCCATGAACGACAAATTAGTTGGCTTGAACAAATTTAACTCTAATGCTAACGATAACGGTATTACTTTAACACTAGGTTCATTGACAGATGAACAAAAACAGGAATTGAATTTCTTTGCGAATGATCTTTTGAATCAAGTTCGTAAAGCATTTGGAACAAATAAAGTAACAATCTCAAAAGGTGCTATGAACTTTGCAGATGAAATTTCAGAGCGCTATGTGGCTGATAATTGGGATTGGGATAAAGTTATCTCAGAAGGGCATGACAAGGAAGCTATCAAAGAACTAGCACGAAAAAATGGACTATTTGAGGGGCAATACTATGAAAATATGAATACTCTTTATGGTGGTCGCCCAACAGTAACTATGAACCGTGCTAAAGAAATGGTATATCAAGCATTTGTTGATTTTCTCTATAACGGTATGGAGTGGGAGCACGCAGGCTCAGTATCAGGCGTTACCTCTATGGAAGATAAGAAACAATACATGGGTATTGCACTTTCTTCACGCAAAAATGCAACAGGAGTTCACTTGATTACGGTTGCCGAAAGTCTTATCCGTGAGGGTTCGTCATTTGACAAAACGCCTGTCATCAACCCTAACACAAAAGAAGTTATCGAAGCACGATACAATAACGCTCGTTCTGCTTTAAATCAAGCAACAACAGAGTTTAACAATGCTCAATCTGTTCTTAAAAATGCTGAAAATAGCAAAAAGCAAGCTGATAAAGAACTTGCAGTAGCGAAGAAAACTCTAGCTGACAAAGAAGCTGTAAAAGAACAAACACCAGAAGCGCAAGCAATTCTTGACAAAGCGCAAGATGACTTGGTAAAATCTACTAACGACAATGAAACAGCTCAAAAAGCAGTAGCCGAACTTAATGCCGATATTCAAGCAAAACAAGCTAAATTGGAACAAGCGAAAGCTGTATTGTCTGCAAAACAACAAGTCCTAGACGCTAAACAAGTAACTTTGAAAGCTGAACAAGATAAGTTGGCACAACTAGAAGCTGAACTCCAAACTGCTAAAACAAACCTTGAAACAGCGAAAGCTGAATTGAAGGACGCAGAAAAAGCCCTTGTAGAAGCAGAAAAACGAGTTCAAGCCCTAGAAAATGCTCCTGCTAAATTGGCAGAAGCTCAGAAGGCTCTTGACGAAGCTGAAAATAAACTTGCAGAAGCTCAAAAAGTTCTTGAAATGGAACAAAGTAAATTGGCTGAATTAACTGTTAAACGTGATGAAGCTAAAGCAACTTACGAAGCTATCAAAGCTCAATTTGAAAAGCAAGAAGAAGCTAAAAAGCAAGCTGAATTGGAACGCAAACGTGAAGAATTGGCTAAACAAGGTATTCAATCTATTCCTGTTATTTCAACAACAGGTAAAGTGATTGATTATGTTGCGCAAGAAAAACCTAAAAATGAGGTTAAGTTAGCTATTCAAAACGGAACTCAATTTATTGAAAGTTCTAGTGAAGAAGCAACAGCTTATACTGCTCCTGCAACAGTTAGTGACAAACATTTACCAGTAACAGGAGAAAAAGTAAGTGTTCTTGCTTATGTTGGGGTATCATTACTTGTAGTATTTGGACTTGGAGTTCAAAAAAAGAAAGAAGGTAACTAATCAATGGGTTTAATTAAGGTTCTTCCTGAACAGAAAAAACGTAAACGTGTGAAGCGTGGGGAAAGTAAGGTTGCTTCTGAGGAAACAGTAGCAACCCCTACTCCTAAACAAACAGAAACTCCTTATTTTGACGATAAAGAGGTTCATGTAATCGTAGGCGATAATGGAATTGAAATTTCTGAACTACCTAGAGGTTATGACGAAGATCACGGAGAGACACCTGTAACTACGGTAACAACAGACACTAACTCTTTTATTGAGGAAGTAACTGAGCCTTTGAACTACGAAATAGACGAGGTTTTGCCAGAAAGTCCAGTTGTTGAATTGGAAGAAGAAAAAATTATCGTTCCTGAACCGTTTATGAAGTGGCTAGAAGAAGCTGACCGTAATCAGGGGGTATTCAAAGCCTATAACTTATTAGTTAATGATGGAGAGCAAGAAATCATAGATTGGGTTGACAATCATCAGGACGAGTTTATGTTGATCTGGAAAGGCGAACTTATCCCAGAGGTAGAAGAAGCCCTATATGAAACAGCTATGTTCAATTATGGTAAATACCCTAACGTATTAGTGAAAACGTTGGAAGGTAAAATCATGATGAAAACCTATGAAGATATGCTTGCAACAGATGAACTCCACTTGACAGAAGAAGAAATCCGTGAGGACTGGACGTTCTTGTTTGAAAATGGATTCTCTAAACGTGTTCACTTTGAATAAAAAAATAAGAAAAGAGAAAAGAAATGAAAAATAAAACTGTATTTTTAATTGTATTGGTGGCTTCCCTAGTTGCTCTTGTAGCTCCTGCTGTTGTACTTGGAAATAGCAACAACTCTTTGCGTGAACAAGCAGACAAGCTAGAAGCAAAAGCACCAAAAGATTTGCCAAAACGTACATTGCCTAAAAATTGCGCTGTTAAATAAATTGAAAGTAAAGGAGAAATAAAATGTCATTTATCAATGTAGCCTCAATTAGTATCATGTTCTTAGTGTCTAGTGGGTGGGTTAGTCGCTTTAAAAATCAAAAAATCCAAAATATCCTTGAAGCCTTCCTGACTTTCTTGTTATTCTATGTGTTCATGTTGTTTGGTTTTTCAATTATGAAATTGATTGAAGTTGGAACACTACAAGAAATGTTGGAAAGTCGTGTAGAATATATTGTATATCTAGTATTTATCGTTATTGTTGTCTTTGCGAACATTCGTAGAACAGGATATGAGCTATTAGGAGAGCGCTATGACGACTAATAAAATTGAAACTCTTGGGAAGTTGCTTCTTACAGAGCAGGACTTTCCTGTATTCTACGCAAAAAAGATCAATGAGATTGGGAACAAGTCATTAAAATGTGAACTACCTATTAAGCGTTCAGTTGAAATCAACTTGCAAAAGTTAGAATTAGAACTTACACCAGAAGAAATTGCTGAAAAAGTTGGTAAACAACTATTCAATATCATGGACGAGGTTAGACGAAACCACAATATGCTAGAGCTGTATGAGGCAGGCAAGCTAGAAAATCGTCCATATTTTGAAAAAACTATTGTTCAAATTTTGCCTTTAGAAAATCTCTATCATTTTATAGGGGAAGAAGGCGTGAAGCAATTCTTAGAACTAATGCTTACGGTAGGTGTCAAGTGTGGTTATTACCTAATGGCGATCAACAATGGAGAAAACACTTCTATCCCAGAGGGCTTGTATGGAAAATTCAAGACAGTTGTGACAAAAAGAGGTTTGGAATTAGAAAACTATCTTGTTTATCTAGGAGATAACATGGAAGTTAAAGAGCTTGCGACCAAACTCAATCAAAACGGTTCAAAGGATAACTTTATCGTTAAACACCAATAAAAGGTTCTGCTTATGCAGACCTTTTTTCTTTGTCTTTTTAAAAAAGCTCATATAAGGGCGTACAAGCCATTTTAGGGTAAAGTGGCATAATTCTAGGGAGAGTATTTTAAAACGTGACAGGGGCTAAAATAAGGGGGAATATGAACGAGATAGAGGTAAATGTATTTTGGAGAGTGAGTTAGGGGCAAGAGTAAGGGCATTTATTGGAGAGAACACAAAAAAATAATACAAAAACATAAAAAAATAATAAAAAACTATTGACAAGGGAAAAGAAAAGGTGTATAATATAAACATAAAGAAGTTAAGAAACAGCTAAAAAGGAGAACGCAACATGAAAATTCAAGTTAATAGACTAGCAACTTATGATGAAGTAGCACAGGAAAATCAAGAACTAATTAAGAAACTTAACAGTAGAATCAAGTCTGGGGAGTTGACAATCAAATTTGCGCCTGATTTTTATTTGTATGATGTTATCTCAAAATTAGGGAATAGTCACCCTACTAAATACCTAAACAATAAACGTATGGAAGTTTTTTCTTCAATTCATTCAATCTTGGCTTCTATTGACGATCAGACAGTAGATTTATATAAGGAGAAGTTCACTCCTGAACAAGATACCTTGTATCAAACGTTAAATACGCACCAAAAAACTTTAGGAATTAAGGTGTCAACACGTTTTATTGGGGAACTTGCTATATCTGCATATAACACAAACAAACTAGCAGAAAATCTTTCTAGCGAAGGATACGGAACTAGCTATGGAGAAAGAATCCTTGACGTTCTTTCGCAAGCAATCGAAAGAATTATTGAATATCCTTTAATTGAAACAGGAACAAGAAATTTTAATTATGGATTTGTAGTAACTCCAAACACTTTATTTCACTACTTGGAAGAACAAAAAGGAGAAGTGGTTTTAAATCATGAGTTTCTAGTGGAACTAATGTCACGACTTGCTACAGACACAGTAGAGATAATCGCTTCATAAAAGATACACAGGAGCAGAAATAATTGTTGACAAAACATAAGAAAAGTGTATAATATAAACACAGGGGTATTTGCGCTCCTTGGGTAAAACCAGAATAATTATAGTCTAACTGGAAACTACGGTAAGAAAGCAGGGCTATAATTCTTGTTAAAAAATAGAGTTTGAGGTTTTAGAACCAGTTCGTTTAACATGGTAGCGAAACAAAACCATTTTGTATCCATCTTCTGATAGAGTTTTAGAACCAGTTCGTTTAATACGGTAGCAAAATAAAGCTGGACAGACCGTTCCTCTAACACAGTAGCAAAACTTGATACAGATGAACCAAAAAATACTCTTTGTTAGACAGTAAGCAAAATCAACAAGGGGAAATTCTATAGCTATTTGTTTTAACAGTAAGCAAAACTATTACATCAAATTATAAATTAAACATAAATAATAATTGAATAACAGCTCCTAGAGGAATGTATAGCGTACTTGCCTTTAGGAGTTTTTTCTTTGCAATACAACACAAAAAAATAATCAAAAAATCATAAAAAGTGTTGACAAAAAACCAAAAGAGTGTATAATATAAATATAAAAACAATAGTTCGTTAAGGAGAACAAAATGATTAAAACACTAAAACGCTATATCAAACGCAACCCTTACCAAGCAGGGCTTATCGCTTATAACTTAGGGGTATTTGCATGGCTACAGACTAATGCAATTACTTTGCTTGGAAAAAATAATGTGACAATCCCCCCTTTGTTACAGTCCTTTAGTGCAGAAGCGCTACGCTTTATTAGCAACTATACGCCTATCTCATGGCTTATTGGCTCAATGCTTTTAGCTTGGGTGTTTAAAGCTGTAGATACGGTTGTGAAATGGATCATCACTATTGCCCTTGTCTTTGTAGCTTACTACTTGCTGAAAAGCTACGGAATTGCCATCTTTGGCTAGAAGTGGAATAAATCATGTTTACTAGAGAAAAGTGGGAATGTTTCAATGCTTTGGAATATTACATAAACCAACAAGGGATTGACCTTGATAAATTTACAGATGATGATATTGAAATGGACGAATCTGCAAAAATCTATGTTTTCTTAGGGGCAGATATAGAAGGAGTTGAAATCGTCAAGGGGAACGTGAGGTATTTTGTTCCATTACTAGAATATAATAGTGAAGTTGATGAATACCTACAAAATCTTGAAACAAGGGGATTTGAACGTGATAAGTTCACTTGGAAAGATAAAGAGTATTATATCCTCATTGAGAAGGAAAATGACTGATGAATATTGAAAAGTTCAATGAAAAGTACAAGCTAAAAGTAACAGACGTGGTAGGAGACTTTTTTGGAAAGAAGCATTACTACCATTTTGACAGTTGGGAAGAAGTCCAATTCTTTCTTCCCTTTGGCTATACAGAAGGGAAAAGACAGGTCGAAGTCACAGAAACAGTCCTTACTCCTGATGGTATGCAGACCTTTAGCAGAACTAAGGTCAAAACCTATGATATAGGAGAGCTGACCTTCCTAGAGCAAGTAAACAATGTTCTTGGGTTATTTGGGGAAGAACTGGTTATATCAGACAATACAGAGCAGTTTGGGGTTTTGCTGATTGACCTTCCTTCTAAGCTCATGAAGTACACCTATGTTGTTGGTGGTGTAAACTGGTATATAGTTCCCTTATTTCAAAGCGCTAAAGGGTATTAACTGATGAAAGATTTTGATTGGGTTATCGGAAAACGAGTGGGCGAGCTGACTATACTTAGTTATACGCCCCCTTTAAAAGAGATACGACACCAAAGAAATTGTACTTGCCTATGCAGTTGTGGAAAGCAGGTCGAAACAAGGCTAAGTCGTGTTTTAGGAGAGGAAGTGAAGTCTTGTGGGCATTTACGCTCCCTATCAGGAAAAATTCATTCTGCAAACCTAGACCAGAGCAAAGGTTATGAGAGCAGAACGAGCAAAGACAAAGCTATGTCTAACTCCCAGACAGGGATAAGGAATATATCAAAGTCTGAAAACGGAGACGGATATAGGGTGTATCTCAGAAGGCGTGGCAAATATTATCGTAGGAGAGCTAAAACCCTTGCAGAAGCCATATTAGTCAAGAAAGAATTGATTAAACAGGCTGAGAGGGATTTTGGCGAGGTCATCTATAAATACTAGAATAGAATAAAGAGAAAGTCCTGCTAAAAAGTTAGGACTTTTTTTGAAAAAATAGATAAAAACTATTGACAAAGTATAGGGATAAGTGTATAATATAAGCATAAAGAAATTAAGGGGGAAAACCTAATGGAATCAGTCGCAAAGACTAACAAAAACGCAACCACTACGACTACTAAAAAGTCGTCTGCAACAAAATCTAAGGTAACGAAGATGAAGAAAGATGAAAAACAAGAGTTTGACACAATCGAAGCACTCTTGATCCACGTCCAGTCTCAATTAAGGGTTGAGAAGGATATTGAAAATGGTTTTGGTGGCTTTACTTACTACACTATTGACAATATGCTGAAACAAATTCGTTCTGCATTGATTGAACACGGAGCTTTTGGACGCTTCTCAACAACCATTGAACAAAAGGGAGAGCGTTATTACGTTCAAGCTAGTTTTAAGGTAAGCTACAAAGGACAAACCTTTGAAGAAGTGGCAGAAATTCGTGAGCCAGTCACAAAACCAAAAATGGACGATAGCCAAGTTACACGTTCGGCTACAACTCAAGCGAAGAAAACCTTGCTTGAAAATATCTTCATGGTATTTGACGGTGTAGAGCCAGATAGTGCAAACAACAATGACTATCAACACCAGACTGATAGTGAAGTTGCTGAACAACATAACAACGGAGTTCAGATGACTTTAAACCTCATTGAACACGCTAAGTCGCTTGGGGAGTTTGCCCCTAGTCAAGAACAGATTGAGAAGTGGGTTGAAATGGCTCACAACAATCCAAAGGAAGCATACAAAGAAGTTATGACTTTTGGGAAAAATGCAACAGCAAAAATGGCAGAAAACAAAATGGCAGAAAACAAAGGAGAATAAACTATGTCAATTAACAATGTAGTCCTAGTAGGACGTATGACGAAGGACGCAGAATTGCGTTATACACCATCAAATGTAGCAGTTGCTACACTTACTCTTGCAGTAAATCGTCCATTTAAGAACCAAAATGGCGAACACGAAGCTGACTTTATCAATGTTGTTATTTGGCGACAACAAGCTGAAAACCTTGCAAATTGGGCTAAAAAAGGAGCGCAGATTGGAATTACTGGTCGTATTCAAACACGAAGCTATGACAATCAACAAGGTCAACGTGTGTATGTAACGGAAGTTGTTGCTGAAACTTTCCAACTCCTAGAAAGTCGCTCAGTTCGTGAAGGTAAAGGACAAGGGCAAAGTGGATATTCTGCACCAAGCAATCAAGCGTCAACACAACCTACTCCTGACTTTTCAAGACAAGAAAATCCTTTCGGACAAACAAATCCATTGGATATTTCAGATGATGATTTACCATTTTAATTAAGAGAAAACCCTTGACTTTAAACAGTTCAAGGGCTTTCCTTTAAAGTATTTTAGGGGGGCATTATGAAATTACGTTATGCTATCTGGGAGCGATTAAAAAAGGCAAAAGAGGAGAAGGGGCTGACCTACCGTGAATTATCAGAACGGACAGGTATCAGTCATACAGCTCTTACAACTTTATTCTCAGTAAAACCAAACTGTACGGTTGGAAGAATTATCGAGTTATGCAAGGCTTTAAACAGAGACTTGTCCTATGCGTTCGGAGAAAATACAGGCAAAGTCCTTATCTATCCAGAAACAGAAAGAGAAGCGATCAACAATTTTTGGAAGCAGATTGATTCTTACTACATGAACCCTAAAGGGCGCAAACATTACTCACGGAAGAAAGTCTATCGGTCAATGGGTAAGGCTTATTACAGGGCAGTAGGAGAGGATAATATCCATCTATCGCTTGACGTGTTAGAAAAATTCTCTAATCACTTGAAGATAAGTCCTTTGAACCTAATCTCAAAAACCTATAGCTTGGGTGGGCGCTTGCACTTTAGGAAGCAAAACAGCCTAGTCTATCTACACTTACAGGACGGAAAGACAGAAGTAGCAACCTATATGGTTGATGGCGACAATGCACGCTATAAAGTCGAAGATTGGCTCATGGGTATGCTTGTAGGAACAGGTGGACGAGTGCTGACCTTGACGGATATTAACGACAAGCAAAGTCAAGTTTGCCTAGAGTGGAGTGACAGTCTTATTTTACGCCTAGAAAAAAACGGTCAGGAGCTTTATTCTTACAAGTCAGAAAAAGATAAGGCAAATGAACTATTGACAAAAATAAGCAGGAAGGAAAAAGGTTACGATTCATACTTGAACCTTTTAGAAGAAAAAGAAAATGGATAAACCAATTCTGACACCAGACAACTATTATGATGACAACTACTACATGAGTACGTCACGCTTTAAAAATTACATTGATTGCGAAGCTAAAGCCCTTGCTATTGACAATGGAGCTTGGGAAGAAGAAAAGACACCTATTCAGTTAGTGGTGGGGAACTACGTTCATAGCTATTTTGAATCGCCAGAGGAACACCAGAAGTTCCTTGAAGAATACTACAGCTATATCTACAAAGAACCAACTAATGCTGATGTCGTAAGCGCCCTTGAAGAAGCAGGCATACCTTATGATAAAAAGCTGAAAGTTGATGACTTGCGAGCTTTTGCAAGAGCTAACAATCTCTTTGTGGCAGGAGAGAAAAAGTCTGACTTTATCAATGCTGACAAAGTTATCCAAACCCTGAAAGAAGAACCAGTTTTCCAAGACTACTACGAAGGTAAAGAAGGCGATTGGGTAGAAAAGGAAATGATCCTGACAGGAGAGCTTGAAGGATTGGCTTTCAAGGGTAAGGTTGACAGTATCAATTTGACACAGCGATATTTTGTTGACCTGAAAACCATGCGTAGCATTGCGCAGGAAACATGGTCGCCTACTTTGCACCAACGAGTACCACAGATGGTTTATAACGTCTATGAGTACAAGTATCACTTGCAAATGTTTATCTACCAGAAACTCCTAGAGCAAATGGATTGTCCGTTCTTTACGCCTTACATGGTCGCAGTCTCAAAAGAGGAAATCCCTGATAAAGAAATCATTGTCTTTGATGATGAAATTCTTGAAATTGGCGAAGCAGTCTTTTACGCTCATATCAACCGTGTTAAGGAAGTTGTTAGTGGTTTAGTACCCCCTACTCATTGTGGGGAGTGTGACTACTGTAAGACAATTAAGCACCTTGAATACCCTGCATTGACACTAGCGCAGTATATCGAGGGAGAGAGCAAGAAAAAACTTGATAAAATCGCAAGGTTTTAGGCTTATTGAAGAAGCGAGGGCTAGAAGATGAAAGAAGAAAATAGCAAGCTAGTAGTTACTATCATTGTACTTGCGTTTCTACTACTTTCTGTTTATCTATCTGCTGTTGTGGTAGCTGTTGTAGAAGGTATATCTGTTACAACGGTTATCCATAATTGGCAGGCATGGACGCTTGACTTTTTGAAAAGCCTGATTGAGTAGAAAGGAAAAAATTATGTTTGTAGGTCAGTTTATTGCTGTAGCCTTTTTAGTGATGTTGTTTGCAATCCCTATTTATAAAGCGTTTAAGGTTGATAGAAATAGTTTAGAAATAGAAATTATGAAGCGCCAACTAGCGTTAGGGAAACCTGTTTTTGATGATATTGACTTTGAGAAGTATCATTCAATTAAAGAGCTTATACAATTAAACGAGGAACTAAAGAGACAACAAAGAACTCAGAAGGCTAAAGAAGGACGTTTAGCATGGTATGAAGCCTTAACGCCAGTTAAGGGGAAAGTGGTGCAAAAACAAAACTTTGAGTATATAGAACTTGAAGAACCACAGGAAGCCCTTATCCCTCTTAATTGGGATTTATCTATCGTGGGGCAAGGAGAAGATGATATTGACAGAAAGAAACGTGATAGACGTGTTCAGGAAGTCAACAAAGTCAAAGAAAAGGTTGATAGATATTTTAAAAATTATTTTGGAAGAAATGTGATCGAGGTATTCAATACTAAAATCGCTTGGGGTAGTGCAGAGTTCTTTATTAAACTAGCACTTGAATATGGCTCTATCGAAGAACACGCTTTGGAAGTCATAAAAAGAGAATTGCGTGGCGTTTCTCAGGCTAATTCTTTAGAAGTAACAGGCTATCAAAATATTATCCGTATTGCTTTTAATACAAGTGAGATTGAGTTCCCAACCCCTCACTATATGTTCTCAAAATTTGCAAGCGAAGGCATACCTAAGACACCCCTGACAATTATGGTAGGAGTGGATAAAGAAGGTAGAGTAAGGCAGTATGACCTTGCTATGGCAGGTGGAGTTCTGGTGTGTGGGGGCGCAGGAAGTGGTAAAAGCAACTTTGTAAGACAGGCTCTTTCTTCAATCATGCTACACAGTACGCCAGATGAAGTGAAGTTTGTAGTTTATAGCCCTTATGTTGATGTGGAGTTCCATTATCTCAAAGGAAGTCTGTATCTTTACAAGGATTTACTAAGCAAAGAAGAAGAAACACTTAATACCCTAGCAGAGCTGAAAAGCGAGATTGAACGTAGATGGCAGATGTTCTCAGAGCGAGAAGTTCATAATATTAGTGGCTTTAACTCTATTGCTGATGAAAAAGAGAAATTGCCTTATCTGTTAGTAGCATTAACGGACGCTCAGGACTTGCTGTATAATAAGCAAGATGAAGTGGTTGAACTATTGGTATATTTGGCAACTAGAGGACGAGCTACAGGAGTTGTTCTTTTACAGACAACACAAACAGCTAGAACAGTTGATGTTCCACAACGTCTGAAAGCCAATTTACCGTGTGTGGTCGCTTATCATCTAAGCAATGAACTTGATAGCTTGGTTGCTATTGGAACAGAAGGGGCAGTATATTTACCAGTATCAGAGTGTTTGATAAAATGGATTGATAGCCCAGAGCCTACTAAGGTTAAAACCCCTTATATCAACGACATAAACATAACTAAGATGGTTGAATCAACCACTAAGAAGTTTTCATAACAGGTAAAAATAAAAGCCCCTACGATTAAGTAGTGGCTTTTTGTATGAGAAAACTAGTAAACAAACCCCTCAATTCGTCTAAAGAGGGGTGGAGAACTTGTAAGAAAGTTCAAAGAATAGTACGAAGCTATTATAACACTAATAGGGTTCTCCTGACAAGTTTTTTCGGAGAATAGTTGACAGGGGATATAAAAGAGTGTATAATATAAACATAACCAAAAAAGAAGGCAGGATTTAAAATGCGTGCAACAATATGCTATGCAACTATGATTAAGGACGGAAAGAAGTTCATCTACGAGCTTGAACGTGAGGACTACTCCTTGTTTGACTTTGACAAGGAATTTCAGAAGATTGCTAAACAACGTGGTTGGCAATATGTAGAATGTGGAACTACACCATTGTTGTAGAATGGTTGCAGGAGAAAAAGATGAAAAAGAAAAATATTTTTAAAGTGTTGACCGTAGCAACAGCAATGTTGCTCTTGGTCGGTTGTAAGGACGTTAAGAAGATTGCTGACAAGAAAGACAGTCAGACAACAGAAGTAGCGCAGGTAGAAAAGGGAGCAGTCCAAACTTGGAGCATTGATAAGTACCCTAACTACTACACAGTAGATGGTAAGAGTGGTATCAATAAATCAGACTTTCCAGAAGCAGGTAAAATCCAGTATGGAGAGTTAGACAAGCTAGGACGTACCACAGAAGCTAAAGGCTCACTAACGTTTAAGAACGTAGAAGGCTCTTACGGAGTACGCCAGAAGTTTTCTAAGGACGCTGATCCAAGTGGTTGGGGTGTTCAGGATAAAGTGAAAATCCCTTACTCTAACGGTAAGCACTACAAAGGGTTCTTTTGGAATCGTAGCCATCTTATTGGAGACGCTTTGGGTGGAGACGCTATCCGTCAGAACGTGGTAACAGGAACACGAACTCAAAACGTGGGAGAGGACGCTAAAGGTGGTATGCGCTATAGCGAGATTAAGGCGCAGGAGTGGTTGGAAGCAAACCATGACGGAACGCTTTACTATGGCGCTAAACCAGTCTATGAGGGGAACGAGCTAGTACCACGGACTGTTATTGTTTCTATGCTATCGTCAGACGGTAAGATTGATGAAAAGGTTATCGTCTTTAATACTGCTAACGGTTTTGAAATCAACTACGCAGACGGAACTTTTAAGGAGATAAAATAGCATTTAATAGCTAGGAGAAAATCCTAGCTATTTTTTATTTTTCCTTAATCGTTTTTAAGGGCATTTTTAGCCAATATAAGCGATTTTAGAAAAAAGGTGCAGAAATAGACCTTGATATAGATAAAGTGCGAAAATGAGGACGAGAGAGGGTAAATAGAGGGCGATAGGGTATAAAGGAGTGTGGAGAGTGATAAAAAGGGTTGACTTTGATAAAAATAATCTCAGAAAGCAAAAAAGTCTTGACAATCTAACAGAAAAGAGTGTATAATATAAACATAAAAATAAAAAAGAGGTCTCATTATGAAACAAGATGAACATAACGAAAACAGAAGCAACAGCGTTGCAAAACTACAAGCAATCAAAGAAGTAACTAAACGAGTGATAGGTTTAGATGAAGATGAAACACACGGTCTGATTATCATTGAAGCGATTGACGAAGGAGATGGAATTACCTCAGAAAGTAGAATGTTACTAGAGGGGAGTGTAGCACAAGCACTACCTCTACTTAACGCCTTGCTTAAAACAGCGAGTGAGATAATTGACGAGCTTCCTGATGGGTACGTTGACTATATTAAGGAAAATCGTAAATTAGAAGTGCTTGGGCTTTTCTTACAAAGTGCAGAGGTAGGTTCAAAACTGATGAAGTGGACTGATATTGGAGAGGAGTAAAAGAGAAGAATGCGAAAAATCATAATGATTGCAATAAATATCATTGCATTGTTCTTGATGTCAAGTAGTGATGTGAAACAGATAGTTGTAGGGGTATCTATTATAATTTTCTGTTATTTGTTCCTTCTGCTTAATTACACGCTTCCTAATAGAAAATATAAAAACTATAGCGTGAAAAGAATTGAAGCGCCTATATTAAGTGCAAGAAAACAGTTTAAAGTCAAAAAGATTGCGACCTATAAAGTGAATGAAGGGGTTTTAACGGAAGAAAAATGGAGAGATTTAAGGCTTTTGTTAAACTCCTTTGCATTAGAGTTTCTACATAACAATTTTCCTGATGTTGAATGGGATAGTCAATTTTATTTAATGAAATATGATGGAAGGGTAGCAGGGGCATTCATAAGCATAGGGCTTTATAAAAATCTTATGTTTACAGAAAAACCTATATCGCCTATTTTGGTAAATGAATCTTTCCTGTATGCTGTAATCAAGTTTAACGATTTTGGAATTATTAAACCAGTAGTAGAGCATGAATTAGTACATTATGCACTTTGGAAACAGGGGAAGAAATTTGGAGATCATCAAGAAGATTTTGAAAACAAACTTTTGGAGCTGAATGTTCCATCAAACAACCCTGAAAATTCAAACGCTTACGGTTTTGGGATAGAACGTATTGAAACAGAGAATGGGATTGAGGACACATTATCTTTAGTTATACCACCTAGCAAATCGTTTGAAAAAGATTATAAGAACGTCCTAGAAAAGTATATAAATAAGTGTAACAGCAATGATGGATAGGGGGAGAATAAATCAAATATGACAAATTGGTTTGTACGGATAAACCACAGGAAAGACAATAAAGGGGAGTTTTACTCAGAACAAGTAGAACGTAAGCTATATTTTGACTATGCGACAAAACGTGATGTGCTTGATAGAGTGAAAAAAGACTACCCTGAGTATTTCTTTGATAAAGTACCACAGAGGACGGTAGATGGGGAGTTATTCTATGTCAATGTCTATGAATTAGATAGCCATTGGGAAGAATTTTGGATTGAAAAAATCCCTTGTCAGTATTGTGGAGAGAATCCAGTCAATAGGATTGACCTTAAAAATAATAACTATAGTGGCTATTATTTCTGTTGTTTGGAGCATGAGGAACAGTTCTATGAAAACCGATTGAGGGAAGATAACAGAACTTACCAAAATAGCAAAGTAGTTGGCTTTATTTACAAGATTACCCACAAACAAACAGGGAAAATATATATTGGAAAGACGGTCAACCACCCTATTTTTAGATGGTTTCAACACTTTAAAGCGCAGTCAGGTAGTTATTTTCATGAAGCAATGAAAGATAGCAAGATTACAGATTGGACGTATGAGGTTATAGATGTATTGGAAGAAGGTTCAGAAAATGATTTGCTAGACCTAGAAAGTAAATACATAGCTGAGTACAATGCAACGGATCGTGACTATGGATATAACACGAAAGATTAGAGAAGAAATATGGATATAAAAGAACTAGAACCAACAGTACCTCAGTTTGTGGCTGATTGGTACGAAGAACACAAAGCTAACTTTGATGAAAGTGTTTGGGAATACCTTGTTAATTGGGAAGAAAATGAGTGGGATAATTTCAAAAAATGGTTTTTTCAAAGTCACAAAAATAAAGCTATTGTAACTCTTGCCAATATGCACCAATTTGGGTACAAAATCGAAAACTAAAAGGAATAGAAAGAGGTGTAAATAGTGGCTTTTGTAAAAATTATAGAAAAAATCGGAAATGCGTGGAAGAAAGAGTATGAGGCAAACTCGGTTCACAGAGACGGAGTTAATGGGGTTGCGATTGAGTTTGGGAAAGTCCTGACCTGTAAGTATTCATTTAGAGATACTTGCCCTGAACAAGAATTGAAATTAAGAAAATGGTATAACTATTATGAACTCTTACTTTTAAAGCGTCGAACATTAGACGGACAAACTCTTGCTATGTCGCCAATAGAAGGAGAGGTTGTTTTATTTGGTTGTAACAAAAAACTGAGGAAGAAATCTATAACTTTGTCATTGATTACGTAAACAATGTAGAAAATACAGAAAAACAAAAATTATTGATTGAGGAATTTAAAAAAACAAAGGAGCAAAACCAATGGAAGAATTAAGACGAAAGTTTGCAGAAAATCTATACTACAAGGCTTGCGAGTTGGCAGAGTGTGATTTGGAAGAATTGGATAATGGAGACGATCTTGACGCTTATTTGATAGAGCAGAAAATGATTGCTATTTGCGAAGCTGTTTTCAAGGAAATGATTTTTGTTGAAGCAGGGCTATCAGGGTTACGCTTTGCTACATTGCCTACGGACAGAGAAGGCGTTATGAGTGAGGTAAGTAAAGAATTGCCATCTGCATTACAGAAGGAAAAACATTAAAGAGTTGACAAAACATAAGAAAAGTGTATAATATAAGCATAGGGATATTTGCGTTCCTTGGGTAAAACCAGAACAACTATAGTCTAGCTGAAAACTACGGTAAGAAGGTAGGGCTATAGTTCGTGTTGATACAGTAGCAAAACTAAAGTTAATGACCTTGTAAGTAAACACGGTAGCAAAACTAGCTGATAGAGCAAGAATTGGCGTTCTTAGTTTTAGAACCAGTCTGTTTAACACGGTAGCAAAATGAGGAAGAAACTTCTCGTCAAATAGCTGAGTTTTGTCACCAATCAATTTAACACAGTAGCAAAACAAGTGGGTAGCATTACAAGTACAGTTAAGAACAACTCAGATATAAAATAAATGAATAACATTAAATAGACCACTCCTAAAGGAACGTATAGCGTAGTGTACTAACCTTTAGGAGTTTTCTTTTTACCAAAAACAGAAAGAAAGTAAAAAGTATTGACAAAATATTGAAAGAGTGTATAATATAAACATAAAGAGATTAAGAAACAGGAGAAAACAATGACCTATACACTAAAAGTACAGATTGATCCAACAGGATATACAGAGTACCTAGAGAAAATCTATAAACACGGTTATAAGTTAAAGCGTGAAATGGTAAATTATTTTAACCGTCAAGAGTATCGAAGAAAATCGTGTGATGATTATAAGTATCTTGCAGAAGAAACTAAACTGCTGAATGAATTACAAGATAAAATCAAAGATACTAAGGACAAAGAGCTTAAAAAAGCCTTGAAAGCTGAGTATAAAGAGAAATCAGAAGAAATTAAAAAGGGTTGGATTGCTCTTAATAATGCTTTTGGTCTAGGGAGTGGTAAGTTTGTTGATTATAAAAACTTAGGGCAGGCTAGTGTGATGTATGAGCGTTACGCAAAAGATGGCATTATAAACTGGTCTAGCTTTGAGAATATGGCGCAAGCAACTAAACAGGGTTATTTGAAGCGCAGAAGTCAAAAGGATAGCGATAATTTTATAAGAGTTCCTAAAGAAAAGGAATTTACAACGATCTGGTACAGAAAGTGCAACCATAATATCTCAATGGACGGAATTTCTTTTGGGAAACGTGGGAATAGAATCACGCTTCCTTGGAAGTTTAGAAAAGATGATGAAATTAGATTATCTTATGCTCTTGAAATGCAGAAACTAGCCTTGTATGCTATTAAACGTGTACTACTCAAAGATAATACATGGAAGTATTACGCCTTGATGGTGTTTGATGGAGCGCCTTATGGAACAAGAGAAAGTTTACCTGCAAAGGGGAAAGTTGTTATTTCCTTAGATATTGACAAGTTGGAGATTGTAGCTAAAAATGACTTTATCAATAAAGAGTTGCGCTTTGACTTATCTAATGACAATGGCTATTCAACCGTACTATCTGAAATAGATACCATGATGGAAGAATCCAGACGAGTGAATAACCCTGATAATTACGAGGAAAATGGTGTTCCTAAAACTGGTGTTCGTCCGTGGGTAAGAACTAATAACTACATTAAGCTATCTAACAAAAAACGCTATATTTGGCATAAGATTAAAAACTATCGAAAAAATCGCTTTGAAAAGATTGTAAATGATATTTTGGAACTAGGAGACGAGTTTGTCGTCTATAAAGAGGACTTTAGAGCCTTGCAACAGCGAAAAGACTTTGATAAAGAAACTATGTCATGGTTTGATACACGCAAGCAGAGAGGCTTTGAAATTATGTTCAACGCTCCTTATGAATTTCTGATATTGCTGAATATGAAATTAAGCTATTTTGGTAAGACAGCAGAAGAAATTACAAAAAGACAATAGAAGGTAGAAGATATGACTGATAAAGAGAAAACAGAAACAATAGAGAGTGAAGAATCTCTAAAAAAATCACGAAGAAATATACTTAGAAAGACTTTAGCTGTATTTCTAATTCTTATATCCTTGGCTTTGATTTTCAATTCAAAAATCCGTGATATGATGATTGTTTGGAACACCAATAAATATCAGGTTAGTCAAGTAACAAAAGAGAATATAGAGGATAATCAAGAGAAAGAAGGGAACTTTGATTTTTCTTCTGTTAATTCTGTTTCATCAGAAGCAGTTTTAGCTTCTCAATGGAACTCCCAACAGCTTCCAGTTATAGGTGGGATTGCTGTTCCTGAGTTAGAAATAAACTTGCCTATCTTTAAAGGGGTTGACAATGTGAACCTACTTTATGGAGCAGGAACTATGAAGCCAGACCAAAAAATGGGAGAGGGGAACTATTCTCTTGCTAGTCATCATATCTTCCAAGGCGAAAATGCAGGTCAACTACTCTTTTCCCCTTTAGCAAATGCTAAAAAGGGCATGAAAATCTATCTGACAGATAAGGATAAGGTATATACCTATGAAATCAGAGAGGTTAAGAAAGTAACCCCTGAAAGAGTAGATGAAATTGATGATCGTGAGGGCGTGAATGAAATCACGCTAGTAACTTGTGAAGATAAGGACGCAATAGAGAGAATTATTGTCAAAGGGGATTTGAAAGAGGTCAAATCTTATTCTGAAACACCAGAAGAAATTTTAAATGCTTTTAATAAGCCTTACAAACAATTTAATTAAGTCAAAAAAAGCTAGTCGGAAGCCTAGCTTTTTATTTATTTTTCCTCAATCAATTTTAAGGGCGTTTTTGGACGTTCTAAGCACGTTTTGATTTTAGGGGCATAAATGGACGGAGAGATAGATAGAACGCAAGAGAGAGGACGAGAGAAGGGGAAATGAGCATATCTACACTTTGTTTATCTGATACATAGGAAAAAGGGATAGGAAATAGCAAAAATCACGCTCAACACAAAAAAATAATACGAAAACATAGAAAAATAATAAAAAGCATTGACAGGGAATTGAAAAAGGTGTATAATATAAACATAAAGAAATTAAGAAACAGAGGAACAACACATGGGATTTTATGTAAAAACAAGCATTAGCAACTTTCAACCTTGGAGTGGGGCTGTAGATACATGGGAAACAATCAAAGAGCATGGGAAAGAAGAACTTTTGGAATCAATTTTAGAAGATATGTACCCAGAAGGTTTAGAAGAAGTCAAGTTAAATGACCTTCTTTGGCATGAATCTGATTGGATTTTAGAAAGCCTTGGAATAGAAACAGAAGATTGATAATGATACACTCTTTTATAAGGGTGTATCATACAAATAAACAATAAAGGGCAACGCAACAAAGCCCTATAAAAAGGAGAGCCACAATGGGATTGGAAATGCACCTATATAAGACCAAACGAGTAGAAGGCTTTTCTGCTACGGACTACGCTTATGCAAACAGGACGTTAGACTATTTCCGAGAAAAAGAAAATGCTAAGAAAAATAAGAAAGAATTTAGCCATACCTTAGAGGATTGGGGAGTTCCTGAGAGTATGACGTTAGAAAAGGCTAAGGTCTTGGAGAGCGAATACACGGATAAGAGTCCAGTTGAACGGTTTAGATTTTTCACTATTTTTGATGAGTTAGGTTATTGGAAACAAGCCAATCATATTCACGCTTGGTTTGTTAAGAATGTTCAAGGTGGAACAGATAACTGGTCATATTATTTTGTGACGAAAGAGAACCTTTTGGAACTAAAAGAGATTTGCGAAAAAGTGTTAGCTTTAAATCCGTTTACTATTAAAAACCACGATCTTTTTTCACTAATTGATAGTGGGGTTATCACTAAAGCAGATTATGAGGGAATAAAAGCTAAACTAGAAGAACTCATGCCTACACAGGAAGGCTTCTTATTTGGTATGACACACTATAATGAAGAATATTTCCAAGAAGTAAAATACACGCTAGAAATCGCAGAAGAAATCCTAAAAAATGGAGATTTTGCTAAATATGTCTATTTCTATCGTGCTTGGGCAACAATGTAAAAAGCATGGTAGCACCAATCCGTTATAACTAACTCCAACTCCTCCCCCTACTGACGCAACAAGAGTAGGGGGAAGGAGTGCTGAAATAACCACTTTATACAGAGATAGGTAAGAGTTTCGCAAACAATCTCCTTTTATAATTGAAACTTGAAACACATAAACTCCGTACAAACTACCTATCTCCCTATAAGGTGGTTATGAATAACCGAAAAAACAAAAAGGAGAATCGCAATGTATCTAGGACAACTACTAGCCTATCCTATATGGCTATATATAGGAGCAAGTGTAATCACTATTGTAGGAAGTGCAATAAAAAACAGTAAGGGGTAGGCAAGTCCTACTCCTTCTACTTTTTGTCAAGGTGGGATTGAGGGAATAACGCAAAAAAACATAAAAAAGTGTTGACAAAGATTATAAAAGAGTGTATAATATAATCATAAAGAAATTAAGAAAAGCCCTATTGGTAGATTTATAAAGGGATAGAGAGAAAGTTCTCCGATACCAAACGTAATTTTTCATTTTATACTGATTGATCCAAAGAGAACAAAACAAAAAAATAATAAAACTTTCTTCAAAAAAATCTCTATCCCGTTACAAGTCTATCAGTAAGGCAAAAAAAATAAAGAAATCTAGTTGGTAGTTTTATAAAGGGGTATAGATAAGGTCTCCCAAAAACATTTACCTAAATTACACTATTGAAGGATATTTGCGGAAACACTTATCCTAAATGTTTTTACAAAAACTGATGATAATAAAACTTTGCCTTTTCTATACTCCGTTATAAGATTATCAACTACAAGGAGAAATCTCATGTCAAGTTTCATTCAAGAAATCAAAATCGCAACAACTACTTCACTTGATGTCATTATGAAAAATGGGAGAGCCTATCGTTACATTGGAATTGATCCAGAGTTACTACTAGACCTTATTTCAGAGTATGCTGAAATCGTTATTGAAGGTGGTAGCGTAGGACGTTTCTACAACGAGAATATCAAAGGCTTGTATGAGACAGAGGAATTAGAAACAACAACTAAGGACAATGCACCTGACCTAAAAGAATTGCTTGAAACCTTGCAAGAAGGACGAGCGCTTTTAGTAGGTAACAAGGAAGAATTGGACGAGTTGTTAAAAGTGATTGCTGAACACTACAACGTAAAAATCAACTACCAAGGGTTGCTGAAAGACTACCATAAGAACGCAGGCGAAAGTTGTGTAGTTATCAAACGTGGGGAGTTACTACTTGTTCCAGTTCAACAAGTAGGCTATGACAACTTTGTAGCTTATGCAAGCATTAAACGTATCGCAACGCAGATTGTTGTAGTCAATGAAATTGACAAAGCAGACACTTATCTCTATGATATTACGCTAAGTAGCAAGGAAGAAGAAACAGAGTTGTCTGAGGACGACACAGAGCCTTCTACAAGCGCCAAAGACACAGAGCCTAGCAAGAGCCTAGACGATAAAGAAATGGCACTACAAGCCTTGAATTTGCTTGAAAAAGTGATTGGAGAAAAAGGTTATGCTGACACAGATATTTTAATCAAAACTATCCGTGACTATGTAGAAAAATAGATAAAAAACTAGAGGGAGTTCCCCTCTTTTTTTGCGCCTTTACAACACAAAAAAATAATCAAAAAACACGAAAAAGTATTGACAGAAATTAAAAAAGAGTGTATAATATAAACATAAAGAAGTTAAGAAAACAGGAGAAAAACCTATGTCAATAAGAGCCTTAATGAGCCGAGTAGATATTTTAGCAGATGAAAATTATATGTGGCATGGAGAAACGCTAGTTCAGAACTACGGAGCTACAGAAGAAATGATGAACGAGTTTTGGAACGAGGTATATAATCGTATTGATGAAGCCTACATGAAGGACTATGAAGAAAAATATCATATCGCTCATGAAGAATCATGCGAGCCAAACGCAACCTTTATTAGCTTGTGTGGGATTTCGATTGACAGAGATACTATTGATACAGCTATCGTAGAATTGGACGTAACAAACGTTGAAGAATGGCTAGAGACAACGGTTAATAAGTTGGAAGAAGTTATCAACCGAGTTACAGCAGATATGGATAAAATCCAAGATGAAATTGTAGCGAAGTACAACTTGACCTATACAGAAATTGACTACTAACAAAGAGGGGCGATAAGCCCCTTAGAATTAAAGGAGAACGCAACATGAACCTAACTACAAGCTACACTAACCCTATCTTTGAAATGAACGGATACGAGCCTAAAACGACCTTCTGGACTGACTTTAGCATTGCTGATATGTTTGGAACTGAGGGAGTTAAAGACACCTACAACCGAGCGAAAGAGGATTGGCAAGATAGCATTGAATACATGACTGAATTAGCTATGGTACTCAATCACAAGAGTTGGCAACACAACGGAAAGCACCAAACTCTATGTAGCTTATATGCTGACCTATGGTGTAACATTGAGGACTTTATCTATGAGCATTTCAAGGATAATGAGGAAGCCATCAGTTACTACCAAAGAGTAACAGACTAGATCGAAAGCAACACAAAAAGAGGGGGCAACCCCTCTTAAAAATAATCAAGCAACACAAAAAAATAATCGTACTACACAAAACGGTAAGCAAGATATTATGTAAAGGAAATAAGGTAAAGACAAGGGTATAAAAAGATAATACACCAACACAAAAACGTAATAAACATACACGAAAAAAGGATAAAGATACACCAAAACATAGCACGCTGACACAAAAAATGCGAGAGAGCAGGGTGTGAAACTGCTGAAAGAGAATGGTTCAGAAGATTTCAGAAAGTCTTGCAGAAAATCCGTGTAAGCGAGGGCAAGCCGAGAAGAAAAAAATAGCTCTAGCGCAGAAATTCTGAAAAATTCTGCTAGAGCCAAAAATAAAAATCCGAGGGGTAAGCGAGGGGGCAGACGGACTGCGCAAACCCCACGCACTGCAAAAAGAAATAAAATAC